ACAATCGGAGCGCAAGTGGTTAATATCGGTGCAACACCTACAACCTACCAACTTACTCCTACGCAAGTTAAGTCTCTGCTTGGTACGAATAATGTTTGGGCTGATACAGGAGATATAGAAGAATTAGAATATTTCAGCAAGGAGGCATAATATGTCACTAGGAAGCAATTACAGCACTCTAGGAGTTAAATTGTTTGGTAGGAATAAACTCAACTAGAGAAACTGGAGTTTAGTTGAGAAAAGAAGGAGGTATAAAAATGATACACATACATTTACCAATACATATTTATAGGAGGAAGAAAAATGAAAATAATCAACAAAATAGCACACAGAAGTAATTATGGGCTTATTAGAACATTAGACCAAATCAAGTATATAGTTATTCACTATACAGCTAATGACGGAGATAAGGCAGTTAATAATGCTAGTTATTTTCAAAGTCACGCTAATCTTAGAGCATCAGCACATTATTTTGTAGATGATAATAATATCTATCAATCTGTGCTAGACAACTTTGTAGCTTACTCAGTAGGTGGAGCTAAGTGGTCAGATTGTAGTAAGACTGGTGGTGGAAAGTATTTTGGTAAATGTAATAATACTAATTCACTTAATATAGAATTATGTGATATATGTAGAGATGGAGCTATATATCCAACACAAGCTACTATCAATCTTGCAATAGAGCTTACTAAGTATCTTATGAAGAAGTACAATGTCCCTGCTGAAAGAGTTATAAGACACTTTGATGTTAATGGGAAACATTGTCCTGCTTACTGGATAGATGATACAAAGTGGGCTAGAGAATTTCACAGTAAACTAACAGAGCCTACACCACAGACAGCAAACCCATCACAGCCACTTTATAGAGTTAGAAAGTCGTGGGGAGATAGTAGGTCACAGATAGGAGCATTTACAGATTTAGCAAACGCAAAAGCACTTGCAGATAAGAATAGTGGCTATTCTGTATTTAGCCCTAATGGAGATATAGTATATACAAGTCAGCATACTAAAATTGGTTATAGTGGTGGCTTCCCTATCATACCACCAACACTTATTAAAGGTTCTCAAGGACTTCAAGTTGTAAGGTTACAGAAATTCTTGAATTGGTATTTTAACAGAAAAGTTGTAAACAATAAATCACTTGTAGAAGATGGTATATTTGGAACAAATACAAAAAAGGGTGTGCTGAGATTTCAGCAAGAAGTATTCCCAAAAGAAAGTAGCCAGTGGGATGGTAAATTCGGACCTGCAACACTTGCTAAAGCAAAAGCAGTTAAGAAGTAGTTTACATAATAAATTAGCTATTGTATAATTAGTGTAGTATGTGAAAGGAGATTTACTTATGAAAAGTAGAAATAGAACAGACTATGATGAAACCAAAAGCTATGAAGAAGTTATAGCAGAGGTTAAAGAAGAACCAAAAAAGGAAGAAAAGAAACCTACTAAAATTATTGTAACTATAAATAATCTAGCTTTACGTGACGCACCTAACGGCAATAAGATAGGTATGGTATCTATGGGATTCAATACTATTGTAGATGAAGTAGATGGTTGGGGCAAACTTGAAGATGGCTCTGGATGGATTAAACTAGAATTTACAAGAAAGGCAAACTAATGAACGCAACATTTACAGTATCAGAAGTATATAGTATGGTAATGGCAATATGCGGAGCTATCATTACAGTATCCGCCGCAATAGCAGTCATATTTAAAGCCTATCAAGTATTAAAGAAGCCTGAGAAAACTCAAGATGAACGAATAACAGTTCTTGAAGCAGTAGTTGGTGATTTAAAGAAATTTTTAGATAATGATAATAAGCGAATCAAGACACTTGAAGATGGTCACAGAGTAGAACAACAGGCACTATTAGCTCTTTTATCACACGCACTTAATGGCAATGATGTAGATAGCTTAAAAGAAGCTAAAACTAAGTTAGAGAATTATTTAATAGGTAAGGATGGTGAGTAATATGAAACTTCCAGATAAGTTATATAATATATTAAAATGGATATGTCTCATAGTTCTACCAGCAATATCAACATTTTATAGTCTATTAGCAGATGTATGGAATCTACCATATGCTACACAGATACCAACTACTATAAATGGTATTGCTGTGCTTATAGGAACTATAATAGGTATATCACATTTAACAATCAAAGCAGAAGAAGATAATGATTTATGGGATAAAGAATAATGCAGATTTATGATTTTACTGTTCCAGAGTTAGATTATTTTAGACATTATTGTAATTTTACACCTAACGAGGAAGAGTATTTTGAGCTAAGAGCAAGAGGTTTGTCAAATGTTCAGATAGCTATGGAAATGCACGTTAGCGAAAGTCAAGTAAGTAAGCTAGCGAGAAAAACTAAATCTAAGATGTTAAGGGTACTTTAGTGCCGTTTATCCTTTCTCCATAGAACACCTAGCGCCAACTGGGTGTTCTTTTTTTTTATGCAATTTTTGTACAGTTTTTGTACAAGTTAGTAGAGCTTTATTTAATTACAATTAAATATAAGAAAGGAGTGTATACAGCTATGACAGATATTAGTAATGAGTTAGTTGACATAATGTCCAAGAAAGACTGTTCATCTGTATATGCTCTTTTTATTTTATCTCAAGAGGAGAGCGTAAAAGATGATGTATGTACCATACAATCCAAATCCAAAAGGAAACTATGTGGGAGATTGCGTAATACGTGCAATCAGCAAAGTGACTAATCAAGATTGGGAAGATACATATATTAACGTATGTATGCAAGGTTTTATGTTAAGAGATATGCCATCTGCTAATCACGTATGGGGAGCATACTTGCGCTCAAAAGGTTTCAAAGAACATTTATTACCTAACACTTGTCCTGACTGTTATACAGTAAGAGATTTCTGTGTAGATTACCCACAAGGTACTTATATGTTAGCGACTGGTACACACGTAATCGCAGTTGAAGATGGACAGTATTATGACAGTTGGGATAGTGGTAGTGAGGTAATAACATCTTATTGGCAAAGAGAGGAGAAGTAATTATGGCAATTTATAACTATGGTTTACCAGCACCAAACTATCAGCAACCTATCCCTTATCAGCAACAATACCCACAAGTACAACAAACAGTTTCTAACACACCTATAACTAATAATAGGTCAGCTGGAATTATATGGGTACAAGGTGAAGCTGGTGCAAAAGCATATCCAGTAGCACCTGGAAATAGTGTACTGCTAATGGATAGTGAAAGTGATGTTTTTTATATCAAGTCAACAGATGCTAGCGGTATACCAGCACCATTAAGAGTATTTAATTATTCAGAGATTGTACAGACTCAAGTTGAAGAACCTAAACAAGAACAGATAGATACATCACAGTTCGTAACTCGTGGCGAATTAGATGAGTTAAGAGCTATGATAGAAAGCTTAAAGCCAAAGACAATGAATAGAAAGGAGAACAAGAATGAATCAACTGTATCAAGAAACACAAAGCAATAATATGATGAACAGATTACAACAGATTATTCAGAAGTTTAACATACCTCAACAAATGCAGAATGACCCACATCAGATAGTTGATTATTTAGTACAGAACGGAAGTGTCAGTCAAGACAGACTTAATCAAGCTATTCAGATGGCGCAGAAGATGGGTATTAAGTTATAGGTAATACTTGCAAGTTTACATAATATATTTTAAAAGGAGGATAATACTATGTCATTATCTAATGGTTCTAATGAACTTGTAATGCCAGTTGCTCCAATGTATGGAGGCGGTCAAGGTGGCTTTGGCTCTTGGGGCGGAGATGGCTGGTGGATAATTCTACTGCTTCTTTTTGCAGGCGGTGGATGGGGCAACGGCTTCGGAGGAGGTTATGGAAATATGATGTTAGGATATGATTTTCCTTGGCTTCTTAATGGACAGTCTGGAATTAACAACAACACAAACAATGGATTCCAGAACGCTATGCTCAACGATAACATCACTTCTATTAGAGATGGTATTGCTTCACTAAGTACACAGCTTTGCAACTGCTGTGGAGATATGCAGATGTCACTAGCTAATGGTTTCGCCGGAGTAGAGCAAGGCGCAAATGCTAGACAGATGGCTAATATGCAGTCAATGTTTGGTATTCAGTCACAGCTCCAGGATTGTTGCTGTGAAAACAGAGCTAATATAGCAGACCTCAAGTACACAGTTGCAACGGAAAACTGTGCAGATAGAACACAGAGTATGCAGAACACAAGAGATATTATAGAGTCTCAGACAAGAAGCACTCAGGCAGTCCTTGATAAGCTATGTCAGCTTGAGCTTGATGGATTTAAGCGTGAGAATGATAACCTTAGAAGTCAGCTTAATATGGCTACTCTTAGAGAATCACAGACAGCACAGAACGCATTTATCCAGCAAGGTTTCAGTAATGAGGTAGATGAGCTGTATAATCGACTTTCCAACTGCCCAGTGCCATCAACGCCTGTTTATGGACGCACACCTATATTCACGTGCAACAACAATGGTTGCGGATGCGGTTGTAATGGAAACTTCTAGGAGGTGACACTATGGCAGAGTTTACGAATAATCCAGTACAGCTAGTACAACCTAATCAAGTAGTAACTTTACAGACTACAATAGGGTGTCCTAAAGGCTATGTGCTTCATAGAAATGGAAGTGGAATTGTAACTCTACGTGGTTGTACTAACAACTGTTTTGCTAGGTATCAAGTCACTTTTAATGGAAACATAGGTATTCCTGATGGTGGAACAGCACCAGCTCCTATATCTGTTGCAATAGCAATAGATGGCGAGCCAGTGCTTACTAGCAAAGCAATAGTAACTCCTGCGGCAACTGTGCCAGCTACACCACCTAATTCTAACGAGAATTACTTTAATGTAACAAGCACAGCAATAATAACAGTTCCAAAGGGTTGTTGTTTTAATATTAGTGTAGAAAATACTAGCGAGGGAACAACACCTACTACACCAGCACCAGCAATAAATGTTCAAAATGCTAACCTTACAGTTAGTAGAATCGCATAGGAGGTAATCGTTATGTCTAAGAGAATGTATGAGGATTTGAAAGAAATTCTTTGTCACGAGCTTAACGAGATAACTCGTAGAGGCGATATTGACAAAGAAAGTCTGGACGATGTATACAAGCTCTCAAGTGCTATCACAATGGTAGAGAGCTTAATGAAGAAAGGTCAGCAAGGCGGTATGATGGAAGAGACATCTAATCATATGCCTATGTGGTCTTATGAGGGAAATAGTAATGAGAATTATAGGTCTAATCGTGGTATGTCTAATGAGCGTGGAGTTACTGATGGTCGAGATATGGGCAGAAGTAGAGTTTATGCAGATAGTAGCAACAATTATAGCCAAGATGGTTCGTATGATTCATACGAAAGTTATAGAAGAGGACGTGGAGCAGACGGCAGATATGTAAGCCGTGATTCATATGATAGTTATGATAGAGGCTCTTATGATTCTTATGACAGCTATGAAAGAGGTTATAGCAGACATACAGCAGAACAGAAAGTAGCTGAGAAGTTAAAGGATATTCTTGAGACTACTGAAAGTCCTAAAGTAAGAGAAGCTATTAACCAAGCCATGATGAAGATTAAACGCTAATCTTCTCTCTTTATAGGGGAGGGTGTAAAAGCCCTCTCCAATTTTTAGGAGGGTGTTATGTTAGATTTAGATTTAATAGAAGAAACTATACAAGAATTAGAACAAGAGCCTACGAGCTTCGAGAATTGCAATACACTTGCTAGCTTATATATTTGTCGAGCTTTAAATAAAAATCGAAATATGAGCTTGCTAGACACGTCAGAGAACGTGTCACACGATAATAGTTATATAGAATTAGCAGATATACTGCCAGCATATATAAGGTATGTAGATACAAAGAGAAGATACCAACAATTTGAAGTAGTTGATAAGATGTTGATATATGCTATGGAAGATGTGTGTAAAGAGCTTGTTGAATTTATAGCAGACTTATATCATAACACTGAGACAACAGCAGAAAGAACATTGATTATAGATATGATAAATAATTTGAGAAGTGCAATTTAGCACTTCTTTTTTTGTTGTTGACAAATGAGAAATATCGTTATATAATGATTTCAACGTCAGATTTGACGTGAGAAAAATTCAAAAGGAGAAAACTATGATAACTATAAGAATTGAAAAGAGTGACAGATGTAATGAAGAGTATTCAATGTTTATATCGTTTGAATACAATCAGAAGATAGTAGATACAATCAGAAGCTTACCTACAAGATATTGGAACAGCGATGAGAAAGAATGGGAAGTGCCATTAAAGAAGCTACAATATTTATTAGACAATCTCAGCGACTTTGATTTTGATATTAGCGGTAAGTATGTATCACTTGAAAAGCCTAAAGCAGTTATACCTAAGAATTTCAAATTTAAGACAGAGCCATATGAGCATCAGATTGAAGGATTCAATTTTGGTTTACAGTATGACAGATGGTTGCTCGGTGATGAAATGGGACTAGGTAAGACAAAGCAAGTTATTGATATAGCAGTTGCAAAGAAGCTGGCTAATAAATATGAGCATTGTCTTATCATCTGTGGTGTAAATGGTTTGAAGTGGAACTGGTATAATGAAGTGCTTACACATTCAGATGAGAAGCCACATATACTAGGTCAGAGAAGAAGAAAGAACGGCAATTTATTCATTGGAAGTGCAAATGATAAACTTGAAGATATTGATGATATAAATGAACTACCTTATTTTATCATCACTAATGTTGAGACAATGAGAAATCAAGACATTGTGGAGAAACTTGTTAAGCTGTGCAAAACTAATAAGATAGGTTTAGTTGCACTTGACGAGTGTCATAAGTGTAAAGACCCTAACTCACAGCAAGGTAAAGGTATGCTCAAGATAAAAGCACAGACAATGATAGCTATGACTGGAACACCTCTTATGAATACACCGCTTGATTTATATTTCATTCTCAAGTGGCTAGGTTATGAAAGCAATTCATTCTATAAGTTTAGAAATCACTATTGTGTTATGGGTGGTTTTAATAACTATCAGATAGTATCTTATAAGCATTTAGATGAGTTGCAGGAAAGACTTAATGACATAATGCTTAGAAGATTAAAAGATGATGTTTTAGACTTGCCGGAAAAGATTTATGTTGATGAGTATGTTGAAATGTCAAGTAAGCAAGAAAAGATTTATAAAGAAGTATCAGCAGAAATCAAAGAGAATATAGATACAATTAAGATGGCTAATAATCCTTTAGCAGAGCTTATCAGAATGAGACAAGCTACTGGTTATACTGGTATTCTATCAACTACTATTCAAGAATCAGCAAAGCTTGATAGAATGGAAGAGCTAGTTGAAGAAGCAGTAGAGAGTGGTAAGAAAGTAGTTGTGTTCTCTAACTGGACTCAAATGACTACACCTATTGCAAAGAGACTTAATAAGTATAACCCAGCAGTTATAACTGGAGAAATAAATGCTGATACAAGACAGCTTATGATTGATAAGTTTCAGAATGATAATAAGTGCAAAGTTATAATAGGTACATCTGGAGCTATGGGTACTGGTCTTACACTTACAGCAGGAACAGTTGAGATATTCTTAGATGAGCCTTGGAATATGGCACTTAAAGAACAGTGTGTAGATAGATGTCACAGAATTGGACAGAAGAATAATCTTACTATTTATACTATTATGTGCAAGGGTACAATAGATGAGCGTGTACACGATATAGTATTATCTAAAGGCGAGTTAAGTAATGCTATTGTAGATGGTGTAATTAAAACAGATAAGTCTCAGCTATTAGATTTTCTTTTAAGTTGACAAACATTATAAATACGTTGTATAATGTTTAAGATAAATGTTTACGAAAGGAGGTAAAATGAAAATGAGTAATAAAAAGTTTAAAGCGATTGAGGTAGCACTTCTCTTAAATATTAGTGTGCCAACACTTAATAACTGGTATCTATTCAAGAGACAGAATCCGAATAACGAATATGCACAGATGTTACCTGACCCAATTCAAGTTGCACCTAGACAGACTAGATATTGGGACGAAGCAGATATACCAAAACTGATAGAATTTAAGTCTAATATCGTTTGGGGTAGAAGCGGATTTATGGGTTCAGTAACACAGAAATATGCAAAGTATAAAAAGGAGAGAAACAATGAAACTCAGAAAACGAATTAAACAGTATGATTGGAAAAACTATATTATCTATTATTCATTCTATGGCATTATGATTGCTATTATATTGTGGGCTGTTTTAAGCTATCTCAATATAATAGCACATAATAGTGCTGGTGATATGACATATGAATATTGGAAGTATAATCTATGGACACTTTTATTTGATAGGAGGGGATAAAATGGCAAGAGTAAAATTAGATGTAAGTGAAACACACACATTAGATAATCTTATTCCTGCATACGCTGAGAATAAAGCTATACTAGATGATTATAAAAAGATTTGTGATAAAGAGAATAAGCAGATTAAAGAGCTTATGACAGATGATACATATGAAGCTGGCGGTTATAAAGCTACAAAGTCTGTGCAAGTACGAGAAACTATGAATGAAGATAAGTTGTTAGAGTTGTTGATAGATAAAGGTTATAAAGATACAAAGGTTATAAAGCAGAAATATTATGTAGATATGGACGCTTTAGAATCAGCAATTTATAGTGGGCAGATACCTAAAGAGGATTTGTTAGCAATAGATAAGTGTAGAGAATCTAAAGAAGTAGTTACATTAAGAATAAGCAAAATAAAGGAGAATAAGTAATATGGATTATAAGAAATTATTTGATACGCCTATTGTAGAAGTAGATAATGAATTATATACAGACATACATCCAAAGTATTCATATACAACTACATACGACCCATTTCAAGCTGAGTTTTGTGGCTCTTTCAAAGTAGTAGATACAATAATGAAAAATATACATAGTGACTTTGAATATCAGTTTTATATAAAACCTTATTTTAATATTAAGAAAGTTATATTTAACAACCCAGCTACTATTGTATATTGGGAAGATGGCACAAAGACAGTAGTTAAATGTGGTAAAGATGATACATATAGTGAAGAAGCTGGATTAGCTTTATGTTTTATGAAGAAAGCATTAGGTAACAAAGGTAACTATAACAATACATTTAAAAAGTATATAAAGGAGAATAAATAATATGGATAATAAATCAAGCACCACTGCGAGTGGCGGTATAGGATTTGTAGGGTTATTAACAATAGTATTTATAGTGCTTAAACTTATAAAAGTTATAAAATGGTCTTGGTTATGGGTATTAAGTCCACTTTGGATAAGTGCTATTATAGGAGTGCTAATTACTGTATGTCTTATAGTTTTTTATAGGTGGTTAAGTAAATAAAAGGGGGGTAGAAAATATGGCAAGAACAAAGAAGTATGAAAGCAAAGCAACTACAACAACTATTAAGATAAGCAGTAGAGCAAGTGTGGGTATTCAAAAGAGAAGTGCTACAAACTATTTCACAGTAGAATATACAGAAGAAAGAACTATTCCAGAAGATGCAGATATAGAAAAAGAGCGTCAGTTATTATGGGAGACTTGTAATAATGAAGTAGATACACAGATAATAGAAATAATGGAAGCAAATAAAAAATAATTGACAAACGTGTTACATAATGATATTATAATAGTGTCTAGTGTTCGAGTTAAGGCACTTGTTTGGAGGGTATTCGTATCTTCTAAAAATAGGTTAGCTGAGTTGTTGCGGAACTTAGCAATAAGAACCTCATAACGAAGCTAACCAATAGCTTATATGATTGATACCGCAACTATCTTTCGTATAAGCTATTTTAATTTATAAGGAGAATAAAATGGATTCAGATAATTATGTAGTAATACACGGATGGATGTGTAATGAATTAAATTTAAAGGGAAATGATTTATTAGTATATGCATATATTTTTAGTTATAGTAGAGATGGGCAAAATAAATGTTATAGTAATCTTGATACAATAGCTAAAACATTTAATATATCTAAACCGACTGTGATTAAATCAATAAAAAATCTTGTAGACAGCGGATATATAATTAAGCATATACATAAAGATATAACTAAAACGAATAGTTATGAACATAATGTTGACGTAGTAAAGAATCTTTACTCACGTAGTAAAGAATCTTTACCACAGCGTAGTAAAGAATCTTTACTCAATAATAATATACTAATATCTAAAGATATTAGTAATAATAAAAATGATATAGATAATAAAGAGATAGAGTGGTTTTTGAAAAACTATCATAGTATATGTGTTAGTTTGCCTAAAGTAATGAAGCTATCAGAAAAGAGAAAGAAAGCTATACGAAAGATATTAGATAATTTTAGTAAGGATAATATCTTAGAGTGTTTTGAGTTAGCAGAGCAAAGTGATTTTCTAAAAGGTAATAATGATAGAGGCTGGAAAGCTGATATAGACTTCATACTTAGAGAAGATAAATTTATAAATATAGTAGAGGGCAAGTATGGAGGCAGAAAGAAAACTAGAAATACAGCTAACAGCATAGAGCATTTATATGAAGGATTAAATGAACGAGCAGATAAGAAAGGAGGTAACAATGGAACAGCGAAATTCTGAGTGCTGGTATTTAGATACTTGCGAAGATGATTGCAATAAGTGTGCAGTATTCTTTCAGATGAAATATCAAATGGAGAATAGTGGTTTACCTAAAGCAAAGCAAAGCCCAATAACTTTATATCTTACTGATGATAACAGTGGAGATAAAAAAGCATTTTATAGATTAGCTGAGATTAGAAAAGATATAGTTGATTTTGTAGAGCAAGGCAAGAATCTGTATATATGCAGTTCGTGGACTGGTAATGGTAAAACAAGCTGGGCAATTAAAATGTTACATACATACTTTCACCACACAGCAGTTGGAAACTATGATAATCTTAAAGGTATGTTTGTATCAACCACAGAGCTATTATTACAGCTAAAAGATTTTAATAACCCATTGTCTAAAGCATACATTGAAAAATTAAAGAATGTAGACTTAGTAATATGGGACGATATAGCAGTTAGTGGTATGTCGCAGTATGATTTTACTCAATTATATACTATAATAGATAAGCGAATACTTGCTGAAAAATCTAACATATTTACATCTAATCAGCCAACAGTAGAAGGATTTGCAGAAGTTATGGGCAACAGATTAGCAAGTAGAATCTATTATACAAGCGAGATTATAGAACTAAAGGGAAAGGATATGAGATAGATGGTAGCATTACAGATTTTATCACAAGTATTACAGACTAAAGATATATCTATCATAGAATCAAATCAACTCACAGCAGACTATTTTCCGGACTATCAAGATGAGTATGAATATATAGTTAATCATTATAAAGAATATGGTAATGTTCCTGACAAAGCTACATTCTTATCTGACTTTCAAGACTTTCAAATTATAGAGGTAAATGAAAGTGAATCTTATTTAGTTGATAAAATAAGGGAAGAATATCTATATTATAAATCAGTGCCAGTTGTTCAAAAAGTAGCAGAGCTTTTAAGAACAGACAGTAACGCCGCCGCGGAATATATGATAAATGCTATGAAAGATTTACAGCCTAACTATAAGCTAGGTGGAGTAGATATTATTCAGCAAGCTATGAATAGATATGAAGCATATATAGATAGACGAGACAATCAAGATAACTGGTTTTTTACAACTGGCTTTCCGGAGCTTGATGATGTAATACACGGCATAAATAGAGCGGAAGAGTTGTTTGTAATCTTTGCAAGATTGAATCAAGGTAAATCTTGGGTACTTGAAAAGATATGTACTCACATATGGGAGATAGGTTTTAATGTTGGCTATATAAGTCCAGAAATGGGAGAGCTGAGTATAGGTTATAGATTTGATACACTACATAAAAACTTTAGTAATAATGGGCTTATGTGGGGAAAGAAAGATTTTGATGATAAGAGTTATGAGAAATATATAAAAGAGCTAGAGAATAAAACTAATAAATTTATGGTAGCTACACCGTTAGATTTTGATAATAAGATAACAGTAACAAAGCTAAAGCATTTCATAAAGCAATATAAACTAGATATATTAGCAATAGATGGTATAACATATCTTAGTGATGAAAGAGGTAAACGAAATGATAATAAAACAATTTCTCTTACCAACATAAGTGAAGATTTAAAGACACTAGGTATGGAACTTAAAGTACCAATCTTAGTAGTAGTGCAAGCTAATAGAAGCGGAGTAGTAGATAAAGATAGTGATGATTTACCTGAGCTTGAATCAATTAGAGATAGTGATGGTATAGGTCATAATGCAACAATAGTATTAGCAGTAAAGCAAGGACCTGATGGTGTTATAACTTTGCAAGTAAAGAAGCAGAGAAATGGTAGAGTTGGTGACAAGATAAGTTATAACTGGAATCCAGACATAGGAGAGTTCATAAGTGAGAATGGCTCTATTGGCACTGATAGACCAAGAAAGAAGATAGTAGAGAAGGAGGACGTGTTCTAATGTATGATACTGAAACACCTAGAGAAGTAGATACTTTTGAGGATAATGATGGTTTTGTAGAAGGCTATGGTGATATTATTAGAGTTATTCACGAGTGTCCTAATTGTGGAGCTAAGTTGATAGAAGCACAAGACAGATGTCATAAGTGTGAACAGAGATTAAAATGGTTTTAAAGGAGTAATGCAGAATGACAAATAAAGAAGCAATAAATACATTAAACAGCCTAAAGGATTATTACAACGATAAAAATGAAGATAGTTATGTAGGATTTGACGATAATGATAATGAAGCACTTGACCTTGCTATCAAGGCACTAGAAAGACCACAAGGCAAGTGGATAGACGATAGCAAAGAGGATAGTTATTATGCAAATTGTTCTCATTGTGACTATCAGATAGACACACATTATGAAAGAGGTTATTTAAACTATTGTCCAAATTGTGGAGCAGATATGAGAGGTGAGAGCGAATGACAAATGAAGAAGCAATAAAGAGATTAAAAGAAGCAAGAAATACAATACAACCTTTTCTATATATCGATGAGGCGATAGATTATGCAATCAAAGTCCTAGAGCAACAGCCAAGCGAGGATTATATAAGCAGAAAATCGGTAAATACATTAGTTGATGAATTAGCAAGAGCGATAAGTGATGAAAGATGTTGTATTACAACAAGAGGAAGAGGTACCGCAACTATAATGCAAGATATTCTTGATTTACCATCCGTCACACAGACAAGACCTAAAGGAAAGTGGAAAATATTAGATGAATGTGCTAACGAGGGTGTTTATTGTTCTAAATGTCACAAGACAGTATTTAAGCTAGAGTTTAGCCACACTATGAAGTGGCGAAACTTTAAGTATTGCCCTAACTGCGGAGCAAAGATGGAGGTGGAAGAATGAATGAACAGTGGCAAGAGTTAAAGGAAACCATCATTGAAATGCGTGATAATGATGGCACATTAACACAGCAGGAAGTTTGTAAGTTTCTTGCTAATCTGATGGATGTACTTGAAAAACAGATAACTGAGGGGTGGATTCCTGTTAGCGAGAGGCTACCCCAGGATGAACAGAAGGTATTGGTAACCACACGAAGCGGTAACCTTATTGATGTAGATACAAGCATATTTTACCATGCAAGTGCCTTTTGGGAACACTATGTCATTGCGTGGGCGCCGTTACCAGAGCCATACAGAGAAAGTGAGGAATAAGGTATGAAAAGAGAACAAAAAGATAAAATACTTAAAGCGTTAGCAGAGGATAGAAACAATTATGCAAGAGACTGTCAAGAACGAATAGAAAGAGAATATGGCAAGATTGAGGGTGCTGATTATATGCTTCAAAGATTTCTTGATGTTCTTAGAACTGAGGTTGGATCACAGGAAACAGGAAAGTGAGGAGGTAGAAGAATGACATCAGAAGAAATCAACAATATGAAATACAAAGTATGTTGCCCATTATGCGACAATGATAAATGTGTTAGAGGTACGGATAAATGTGAAGCTGAGATATGGGCAAAACAGAAAAGGAGCGAGAACAATGACGATTGAAGAAACTAAAGAAGAATATGGGTACAATTCTGATGATTTGTGCAAGAATCTGTGTTACTTATGCACTGCTAATGATTGGTATTGTCCGAGTGATTGTGACTCACTTGCGTGGATAAGAAGAAACTATGATAAGGCTATTGAAAGACTTGCAAAATTAGATGGCGATTATGTTGAACTGTTTAGGAGAATTAAAAGGCATAATTGGAAGTAGGGAGGGATAGTGAATGACGATTGAAGAAGCTATTAAGCATTGTGAGGAAGAAGCTGAAAGAATAGAAAGAAACCACCCTTACATTGATGCAACAGAATACATGCAACTTGCAGAGTGGTTGAGAGAGTTGAAAGCATACAGAGAATTTGCTGATTGGTTAGCAAAAGCGGTTCTTGAAGAAGATTGGGAAGATAGTTCTGATTTTTATGCAGAAGTGTTATGCAGAAAGTTGACAAAGTTAGGGCATCTAAAAGTTGAAGATGATAAGTATGTGGAGGTAAACACTGATGATGGAGATAGTAATTAAGATACACGAAAAAGATTATCAATCAATAAAGAATGGACATATTCCATTTAGTGTACTTGATGCAATTATGAAAGGCACACCACTAAAAGAGTGGCTGTCATCATTCAACACAGATTCGGCAACACAATGTTATACAGCAATACAAGAGCTAAAGGAGGGTATAAATGCAGATAGTGATTGATATTCCCGAAGATGTATATACAAGGCTTTTTGACAATGGCATACAAGACAATGAAATAGCGGTAGACGATGTATGTGAAATGGCAAGAGCATTAAGACTTGGCAAACCAGTCACTAAAGGACACGGACGGTTGATTGATGAAACTGATTTGAAAACTTTATATGGATTGGATGATAGATTGTGGTGGGGTAATGCAGTTAAAGAGTTTACAGATTTACCAACAATTTTAGAAGCTGATAAGGGGGAGTGAGTAAATGAAATTTAATAAAAGAAAGTGCTATGATTGTATGTATCACGCAGAACATTCTTGCGGAACAACAGTTGAAGTAGATAATAGACACGTAAATGTGTTATGTAATTATGCGTGTGCAACTGGAGAAACTTGCTTAACACAAGGTGAAAATCATACTATAATAGATAGACGAGGTGATGAGTATGATAATTGCAAGTTGTTCAAGCGTGGTGTAGCTTTAACAGTAAAATCAAAAATGTAGGAGGCATATATGAAAGTAGAAGATGGTAAGATAGTAGAAGCCACAGAAGATGAATTATATAAGCACTGGCTAGATAATTGGGATAGCTTATATTCATTTGATGAATATTTAAGAAGAATGAAAGAAAAAGGGGTAAAGATAATTGATAGTTAATGATATAATGATAAATGCAAGCTGTGAAGATGTAGTATATGAACTACAAAGACAGTTACAGATAAATCAGATACCATATCTTCATAAGATACAAGACAGTGGTAGAAACTTAATGTGTACTTGTCCCTATCACGGAAATGGGCAAGAGCGCAGACCATCAGCAGGAATATTAAAAGAAGATGGAACATTTCATTGTTTTGCTTGTAACGAAGTACATACTCTACCGGAAGTAGTATCATACTGTTTTGGTAAAGACGATATGTTTGGCAAGTGGGGTATGAAATGGATAGTAAAGAATTTTGCGACAGTAAGTATAGAGGAGAGAAAAGATGTTGAAATTGATATGGAACGTAATCACACTACCAATAAGAATAGTATTTTGGCTAGCAGTGATAATAATAAATCTAACTATGTAAGTGAAGAAGAATTAGATAGTTATAGATATTATCACGATTATTGGACTAAAAGAGGTATCACAGCAGATTGGTTGATAGAACTATTTGATTTAGGGTATGATAAGAAAACAGATTGCATTACATTTCCAGTTAGAGATATAGATGGAAATTGTTTGTTTGTAGCACGTAGAAGTGTAAAGACAAAGTGGTTTAATTACCCTAAAGATGTTGATAAACCTTTATATGGAATATATGAATTAAGACAAAACGGTGTATATGATTTTTATGGGGCAACTGTATTTATCACAGAAAGTATGATAGATTGTTTAAGACTATGGCAAAATCATAGATTAGCAATAGCTCTTAATGGAACTGGTAGTAGTGAACAGTTTGAGCAGATAAGAAAAATGCCTATTAGAAAAATAGTGTTAGCTACTGATAGTGATATGGCAGGAATAAAAGCAAGAGCTAAAATAAGAACATATGTAAACAATAAGATAATAACAGAAGTAATACTACCTGATGGTAGAAAAGATATTGGAGAATGTACTGATGAAGAAATACAAAACTTGAAGGAGGTGTTCTAATGCAATTTTTAGGTGATAACTATATAGAACATAGAGGTCGTATTGCAAAAGTAGGACCCGGAGAATATGGAGTGCAGGATGCTATTAACGAAATAAATCGTGAGATTGAGCAAGAGCAAACTCAGTATTCATATTCAGTAAGTGAAGTTAGAAATATTGTAATTCAAGTATTGGTCGAATATGGTTTAATAGATAAACCAAAGGTTGAAACTGACGAACAGCAAGATAATAAATGGAAAGAAATTAGAGATTATTTAGGCATTGAAGAATAGTGAGGTATTTTAAATGACAGCAGAAGAGTTAAGAAAAGAAGCTAGGAAACTAGGTTATAAGATAGTTAAAGTAAATCCACCTAGAGTAGCACAGTATCAAAGATGTAAAGATTGTAAATGGTTAGATATGAATAGTCATTGTTCAATAGGATATGAGTGTATACACCCAACGAGAGAGTTCAGAACAAAAACAGCTAAGTGGAAATACAGTCATACAAAAGCGTGTAGATTATTTGAGAGAAAAGAGGACTAGAAATGAAATATATAATAATGTGTGGTGGACAATACAAGAAATGGGAGACACCAAGACAACTAACTAAAATAAACGAAGAGACTATAGTAGAAAGAACAATAAGACTATTGAGAGAAAATGGTGTAGATGATATAGCTATAAGCACTAATAATAAAGCATTTGAAGGAATAGCACCTATACTAGCACACACTAATAAGTATGTAGCTAATGGTTATGATAATTGTGAAGGGCATTGGAATGAAGCGTTTTACCCTACAGAAGAACCAGCTTGTTATATATTCGGTGATGTAGTATTTTCAGAAACAGCTATACAGATTATAGTAAATACATCTACTAAAGATATAGAGTTTTTTGCCAGCGCACCACCATTCTCTAAAGAATATACAAAGCCGTGGGCAGAGCCTTTTGCATTAAAAGTGCAAAATCAAAGACATTTAAGACAAGCTATATCATTATGCAATTTATATGAGCAACAAGGTTTATTTAATAGAAAGCCTATAATGTGGGAATTATGGCAAGTAATAAAGCATACACCATTAAATATTATAGATTATAATAACTACACAGTAATAAATGATGCAACGTGTGATATAGATAACCCAGGAGATATAAAGTTAATGGAGGGTAAGTTTAAGTAATGAAATATATGATACATACTTGTGAAGCAAGATTGTGGTATGTAGAAGAATATCTTATACCAAGTATGTTAAAACAAGGAATAAAAGAAGATGATATTTATAATTATATAGATACAAAGCACGAGGGCAATCTAGTGTCGTTTGTAGTGTCTTGCCACAAATCATATGAAATGTGGGGAGAACAAAATGTGTGGCATTTACAAGATGATGTATTATTAGCAAGTTATTTTAAAGAAAAGACAGAAGAGTTAGAGTCTGTAGATGGAATGATTTGTGGGTTTACTTGTGAATATGATGATAACAGAAAGTCTGGAGAAGGAACTGTAATTGATGATATGTGGTTTAGTTTTCCTTGTATCAGAATACCAAATAAGATAGCTAAAGAGTTTGCAAACTGGTGTGACATATATGTATGGAGAGACCCACAATATGGATTTTGGGTAAGACAAAAGAAAGGTGACGATTTAATATTCAGAATATATGTAGAGAGTTACCACCCACACGATAAGATATTAAATGTAGCGCCTAATTTAGTAGAACACATAGATTATTTGATAGGTGGTACAGTAGTAAATAAGCAACGAAATAAGCCTAATGTGCGAAGTATGTATTGGGAAGAAGATTATCTAGTAAATGAATTAAAAGAGGAGCTGAGTAAATGATATTTATAGTAGGTGATTGGACAGATGATTCAACTAAAGAGCGATTCATTTTAGCAGAGGAGCAATTAAAAGCAACAGAAAAATATCATAGTATATATCACGATGCAGATATAATAAATAGTTATCTTGTATTAGAGACTATGCCATTTTTAGATTATAAAACTCAAGTAGATTTGATGCTATTCTTATTATCAAAATGTGACATTGTATATATGCTAAAAGGTTGGGAAAGTAATAATGATGTAAGACTACTACACGATTATGCAGATAACAACGGTTACAAAGTTATTTACTCTAAAAAATTTTAGTTGACATTCCATATTATATCGTGATATAATGATTATGTTGAAACAAATCAACAACTATAAAAACTATAAAAAGGAGAACAACTATGAAGAAGAATGAATTTTACAGACACAAGTGGAACAAGTATGTAGCAAAGATAACAGATGTAAAGCGAGACAGAGTAGAGCTAAAGACTGTCAACTCTGGAGTAACAGAAACTATCAGCAAAGAAAACTTTGATTTGAATTATGTACCTTGTAAAACTATACACGAGTGGAGAAATACTATATCAGATGCATTTTCATTTGGTGACGTATTGCTTATGGGCGATACAGTAAGAGTTAAGGTAGATGATACAATAGTAGACTTTAGCATAGATAGTAGTAATCAATTTACAGTGTGCTTTACAGATGATGTTAAGGAAGCAATAGAAGCAGACAGTAACATAATGAGATTCTTATTAGAGGATGCAGATGAAGTAATAGATATGTTTGCAGACCTCTTTACAGAATAAAGCCATAAACTATAAAACGATTGAAAGGAGAAAAAACTATGGCAAGATTTAACTTTGAAGATGCAGACAAGTACGGAGGACAGGGTGGTTCTGGATATTTCTCACTGAAAGATGATAGAGACACCGCAGTTGTGAGATTTCTTTATAACTCACCTGATGATGTAGAGGGATATGCAGTTCACGAAGTAGAGATTGATGGAAGAAAGAGATATGTAAACTGTCTTAGAGAATACAATCAGCCTATTGATGATTGCCCATTTTGTAGAGCTAGAAAGTATCAGACAGCAAAGCTCTTTATACCTCTGTATAATGAAGATGCAAAAAAGGTGCAAGTATGGGAAAGAGGTAAGAAGTTCTTTGGTAAACTTTCATCAGTGCTTTCAAGATGTGATGCAGACCCTATATGTTCTCAGACATTTGAGATTGAGAGAAATGGAAAAAAGGGTGATACTCAGACTACTTACGAGATTTATCAGACAAGAGATAAAGCAGATGATATGACACTTGAAGATTTTGATACACCACAGATTCTAGGAAGACTTATTCTTGATAAGTCAGCAGATGATATGGAGTTCTATCTTGAGAATGAATACTTCCCACCTGAGGACGAAGCACCAACAAGACGTAGTTCAAGACGTGAGGAAGATGACAGACCAGTAAGACGTGAATCATCTAGTCGCAGAAGCAGTCGCAGAACACCATCTAATGAAGATGAATTTTAAGGAGATTGATAATGGCACTATTTGAAATACCAACAAGAAATAATAGTCGAGAATCAGATAGTAAAATCATTAAGCAATCAAAGACAGTACACAAAGCTACCCCCTCTATAAAAGGGGGTAGTAGTTTACTAGAGAGAATATCCCAAGCGCAAGATTTAGTAAACCGAAAATTAAGTAAGTATAAAGATAAATATATCTTGATACAAAATGAGCAGATATTACATAATTATATAGATGAATGTATTAAGCAAGGAGTTATTAGTATAGATACAGAAACTACTGGACTTGACCCACTGTTAGATGATATAGCAGGAATATGTGTTTATACACCTAGTATGCCAGGAGCATACATACCTATCAATCACGTTAGCTATATAACAAATGAAAAGATTGCTAATCAATTAGATGTGGAATATATAAGAGCAGAGTTTGAACGTATTATTAAACCACATATAGATGTGATAATGTTTAATGCAAAGTTTGATATTAGAGTGTTGAGAAATAAAGTTGGTTTACATAATATTTACTGTACTTGGGATTGTTATTTAGCACAGCGATTGCTTAATGAGAATGAACCTAGTAATGCTCTTAAAAAGTTGCATCAGAAATATGTGCTTAATGGTAAGGAAGATGCATTTACATTTGAAGAACTATTCAAGGGAATACCATTTACAATGATACCTTTACAGACAGCAGTGCTATATGCAGGAAATGACCCAGTTATTACATATGAACTGTATGATTATCAACGACAGTTTCTTAGGGAAGATTCTGATAGAGAAGATATGCGAAAATTGTATTGGGTATTGATGAATATAGAAATGCCTTGTGTTGATGCAGTATGTAATATGGAAGATAATGGTGTACTCTTTGATATGCAGTATCAACAGATACTATCAGAGAAGTATAATAAGCTACTCACAGACAAGCTAGAAGCGTTTTATAAAGAGTTAAAGAAGTTTGATGATAAAATAGTCGAGTACAAAGCTAAAACGCAACATAACAAGCTAGATGAGCCTATAAATATAGCAAGCCCTACACAGCTAGCAATATTGTTCTATGACATTATAGGTATAGAGGTTATAGATAAAAAGTCACCTAGAGGTACTGGAGTAGAAATATTAAAAAAGATGGATATGCCACTTGCAAACACTATACTTGAATATAGAACGGTTGAAAAGCTAATCAGTACATATATTGATAAGTTACCTAATTGCGTAAACCCAAATGATGGAAGAATACATTGTAGCTTTAATCAATATGGTGCAGACACAGGAAGAATGTCAAGTAGTGACCCTAACTTACAGAATATACCATCACATAATAAAGACATACGAAAGATGTTTATAGCTTCTAATGAACCCCTTGATATTGTTGAAAGCAACAATAGTTTTACAGTAGATAGATGGATAGAAGTAAAAACATCTAATGGGTGGATTTATGCTGATAAAATAGAGGTTGGAGACAGCTTGGTTGTAGAAGAAAACGACACTCAATTAGAGATTATTGTTACCAAGATAGATAATCGTGTTGACAATAATCAGATAATATTATATTATTAAGATATGATTATATATAAAGCAACAAACAAGATAAATGGTAAATGTTATATAGGGCAAACTCGACATTCTATTGAGTATCGTAAGCGCAGACATTTATCGTGTGCTAGGAAAGGAGTTAAAACTAATTTTTATAAAGCCATTCGTAAATATGGAGAAGATAATTTTGAATGGGAAATAATATGTAGCACTAATGATAAACAGAAACTCAATGAACTAGAAACTTTCTATATAACAAAATATGACAGCATTAAAAATGGCTATAATATGATTGATGGCGGAGATAATAATATTATGGACATTGAGAGTGTTAAAACTAAACACGATAAAGTTATGCGTAGTTCCGAAGTGCGTAAAAAGATTTCAAATACAATGAAAAATAAGATTGCTAATGGAGAATTTTTTACACCTGAACATAGAAAGAAGTTATCTGAAAAAGCAAAGGGTAATCATAATTTTGGCAGTGGTGATACACGCTCAATAGGATGTTATTGTGTTCTTGAGGACGGCACAAAATATGAGTTTCATTCATATAGGGATGCTTGGAAGTGGTGGTTAACTATTGATAACCCATTTGATACAGATACAGAATGTGTGTATCAGCGAAAAATAAAACAAAGTATAGAATGTGGATATTATACATATCATTATAATCGTAATAAAATTAAGTATGAATATCCAAAGTGGTTTAGAAAGGAGTGTGATGCTGAATGAAAAAGTTACTAGCTAGGAGAAACTATGTTCTTATGTCTAGTGACTATTCTTAGTCACAGCAAGAACCTAAATGTTTAGCGGCTTTGTGTAGAATGAATGGAGATTCACAGATGTATGATACATTTATGCAGGGTAAGGACTTGTATTCAGAGATAGCAAGTAAAGCATTTAATAAACCTTATGAAGAGTGTCTTGAGTTTAATAAAGATGGAACTACTAATAAACAAGGTAAAGAACGTAGAACACAAGCTAAAAGTATTCTGTTAGGAGTGTTATATGGCAGAGGTGTACCATCAATAGCAGAGCAGTTGAATTGTACAGTTGAAAAAGCACAAGCTATAAAAGACAGTGTATTCAGAGGTTTTCCAGCTATTAAGAAGTTTGAAAAAGATTCTTTAGCTATGGGCGAAGAGTTAGGTTATGTAACTACAATCTCAGGACGTAAGAGAAGATTACCAGCACTTCAATTAGATGAATATGAGTTTAAGTGGAAGAACGGTGTAGCTCCTGATAATGATTTATTAGACTTTGACTCAGATGCAGAGCAAGAGATTCCAGAGAGAACTATCAGAAAATATCTTACAAAGTTACATAATTGTAGATTTAATGAGAAGCGCAAGATATTTGAGCAAGCGAATGAAGAGGGTATATGGATAGTAGATAATGGAGCAAAGATAGCAGAAGCAGTTAGACAGACTGTAAATGCACGTATTCAAGGAAGTGCGGCAGACCTAACAAAGCTTGCTATGATAGAGCTTAATAATAATCAGAAGCTAAAAGACTTAGGATTCAGACTACTTATACCAGTACACGATGAGATAATAGCAGAGTGTCCAGAAGAGAATGTCAAAGAATGTTCTAAATTACTAGCAGATACAATGTCAAAAGCGGCGGAAAGGATACTAGAAATGCCTATTAAGTGTGATGTGACCATTACAAAAGAATGGTATGGAGAGGAGATAGTATATGAATAAAGGAGGGTATAAGAATTGTATAGACCTAACCCAGCAATTTAGATTCTGTGGTAATGCCTTTAGAGTTGACACCTATAAAGGATGTTCATATGGCTGTAAGTATTGTTTTGCAAATTCTAATCAGACATTATATCACAATGATGGATTAGCTACTTGTGATATAAATGATTTTAAAAAATACTTTTCAAAAGCCTTTGATAATGATAAGCCTACAAATAATAGGATTGTTGAGTGTTTGCGCCATAAAGTACCTTTACACTGTGGTGGAATGTCAGACCCATTTCAGAAAATAGAATTTGAATTGCATTTAACATATCAGCTTATAGAGTTGAGTAATAAATATGAATACCCTATAATATTCAGCACAAAGACAGCAAGTTTTCCGGAAGAATATTTTAAGATACTAGACCCAAAGTTTCACGCTTTTCAATCTTCAATAATGGGCTGGAGTGATGAATATATTAGAAAGTATGAAACTAATACACCTATGGCAAGTGAACGTGCTAAGTTTGTGGCAAGCCTCAGAGAGCGTGGTTTTTGGTGCGGGGTAAGAATACAGCCTTGTATCAATTTAAACGAAGTATTAGAGCTTGTAGACCATTTAAAAGATATACCTAGCTATTATACTGTTGAGCATTTAAAGATACCAGTTGATAATGAGACAGTAAAAGCATTATTCAAAGACGAGTATCAGAATATTGGATTTTGCAGAAGTCAAAATAATGTTAGAAATATAGAGATACAGCCTAATATAAAAAAATCAAACATTAAAGCTATTCAAGAGTTAGCTAATAGTTATGGAGTATTAGTAGGTGTGGGTGATAATGATTTACATTATCTATCACAGAGTAGATGTTGTTGTGGAATAGATACCATAGGTGAAAGTTTTGATAATTGGCTTAAATATAATTTAACATACTTTATAACTGGTGATGTTGAAGATGATTTATGGATGCCAAAATGTAATCTTGCAAGTTGTTTTTATTCTGGAACAAGAATGAATAGTAAAGTAGATGCTAAAGAAGCGACTAATAAATATATTAGGGATAATAAAGATTTAGTACCTAAAGAAGATAGAGAAAAAGTAAGTAAGATAACTGGAGTTAATTTCACAAAACAACTATTTTAAAAGGAGAATAAAACTATGAAAGTAAAAACAGAGCAGTTTAAGAAACTTGTAAACACAGCTATTCAAGGTTCAAGTAATGATAAGCTAATACCTATAACACAGCTTATGGGTATTAAAAAGTGGAATGATGTTATTATGTTAACCACAACAGATGCTACAAATTATTTATATGTGGCAGATAATATTGATAATGATACAGATGATTTCAATGTTACAGTGTATGCGGAGCAATTTGCAAAGCTCATATCTAAAATGACAAGTGAATTTATATATCTCAGTATTAAGAATGAAGCACTTGAAGTAAAAGGTAATGGAACATATATGCTTGAGTTACCACTTGATGAGAATGGAGAACTTATTAAATATCCTGACCCATACGCTGAAAAGTATTCAGTTGATTTCAAGTGGGATGGCAAGATAAAAGTTTCAGATATAAAGACAACAATAGATTCAGTAAAGCCATCACTTGCAAGTGTAGATGAAAAACCTATACTTAAAAACTATTTTGTTGGAGATAATGTAATTGCAACAGATAGATATAAGATAGCAAGCTTTAATGCTAATATGTTTAAAGATGAAATACTTATATCATCACAGCTTATGGATTTACTTAGTCTCTTTGAATCAGATATACAGTATAAGATTGATAAAGATTGTATGGTATTTGATTCTGGAAATTATACAGTCTTTAGTAAGCAAGCTGATGATATATCAGAGTTCCCTATTGATGTTATAGAGAAACTTATCAATGAAGATTTTAAGAGTATGTGCAAGGTAAATAAGAATGATTTTATTGCCCTCCTGGAAAGAATTGCACTTTTTGTTGGTAAGTATGATGATAAAGCAGTAAGGCTGTATTTTGAAAAAGATGGAATACGAGTATCTAATAAGAGTCGAAATAGTAATGAGATAATAGAATACTCAGACAGTAAAGGTTATAAGAGCTATGATTGTATTATAGACGTAGATATGTTGCTAACACAGTTAAAAGCATACAGTAAATCAAATGTAGAGATACATTATAATAATGATGTGTGCATTAAGTTAGTTGACGATAAAGTCACTCAGATTATAGCTTTAATGGAACAGTAGTTTACATAATATCGTGTCAGCATTTAGTTGTTGACACGATATTTCTATCGTGATATAATGTTTATTGTAAAACAATAGTGTTCGATATATGCACAGAAAGGAGAAATAATATGACTAGAAAAGAACAAAAGCAAAAAGCACAAGCTCTAATAATGGAGCAGTTAGCAAAGATAGGCTATGGTGATGAGTATGCAGAATACAGTAAGCTATTCAATAGTCAGGAAGAAGCAGATGCTTGTATGAGTATTCAGATGGATAGAATAGCAAAGTTATTCGGATATACTAGGTCGTGGTTTTATTAAACAGAAAGGAGAATTAAAATGAGAGTATATTTAACTAACAATAGTAATGTAGCTTTAGGATTGTCAAATGCATTTGATGAAGTGCCATTATTTTTAGCAGAGCTTGAGGATAGTGAAGATTTAGTAAAGCGAGAATCTATCATCAATAAGTATTCAAGGTATAGAAAATGGAGTTTAAAGTTACAAACATCTAAGAGGACAATATTTACAAGTATTGATGTTTTACACAATGAATATTATTTAGTGATAAAGGAGTAGACTATGGCGAGAAATAGTTTAAAGAATATATTTAATCTTATAGATGCAGAAAAAGCAGACTTATCTGTGGAGCAGTCATTCTTAAATGATTTGAATAGGTCAATAGAATTGACAGATGATAAGAACGCAAGACCAGGAAGCAAGACATATAAGCCTAGTGGTATGAATTGTATTAGACAGAGTTATTATGTAATAACTGGAGCAGAACAAGATGAGCATAATTCAAGTAGTAATATTATATGTATCTGTGAATCTGGAACTGATAGACACGAAAGAATACAGCAAGCCGTCATAGATATGTGGTCTAACTGTATTGACTGTGAATATATTGATGTAGCTGATTTTGTAGAGACAAGAGGACTTACAGAATACTTAGATATAGTAAAACGACCAGACTTTGCTAAAAAGGAATATGAAACAAAGCTATATCATAAGTCACTTAATATGTCATTCTTATGTGATGGAATAATTAAGTATAAAGGTCACTATTATATACTTGAAATAAAGACAGAAGCCAGCTTTAAGTTTAACGAGCGCAAAGGAGTAGACCCATCACATTATCATCAAGCTATTGCATATAGTATAGCTTTTGGAATAGACGATGTTTTATTCGTGTATGAATGTAGGGATAATTGCAGTAAAAAAGCATTTATGTATCACGTTACAGACGAAATGAAGCAGAACTTATTAGGCTATATAGAGGAATGTGATAGTTATATTAAGAAACTAAAAGTACCACCTATACCAAGCGATGTAGCAAAAAAGACGTGTAGTTATTGTAGTTATAAAGGAAGGTGTAATAAAGATGGCTGATTATAGATGCTGTATTTGTAATAAGATACTATATGATTTAGGAAACAACGCAGAGCCAGTAAGAAAAGGCAGATGTTGTGATGAGTGCAACTGGATTTATGTTATACCAGCTAGACTAAAAGAAGTAGATATGAAGGAGATAAAAAACGATGACAAATGAGAAAGGTATTCAGCGTGGAAAAGACTTTGAAGAAATAATAAAGAAGAATTTTCTTGAAGTGCCAAACACAACAGTAGAAAGATTACCTGACCCAATAAGTGGATATTTAGGTGTAAGAAACCCTTGTGACTTTCTTATATATCATTATCCTTATGTATATTATATTGAGTGCAAGACAACTCATTCACATAGGTTGCCATTTACTAATGTGACATTTAATCAAAGAGTTGGTATGCTAGAAGCTAACAAAGTGAATGGAGTTGTAGCTGGTATAATATGCTGGTTTATACCGGAAGAGAAAACATATTTTATACCTATACAAGTTTATGAGAATTATAGACTTGCTGGAGAAAAGAGTTTGAATTTACATAAGATGAATCCAGAAGCTGACGGCTGGGTAGAAATACACGGCACTAAAAAGCGTATATTTTTTGATTATGATTTACAGCGATTTATAAATCATTGTATGCTAAACAGTTTAGGTGAAAAGAAAGGAGAAAGTTAATGCAAGCTGATAGGCTAAACAGAATGAGATTGCCAAAAATTAAGCCTTGCCCTTTTTGTGGAGGGTATAGTACACTTGCCCCAAAATCAAAGACAATCATAAAAGGTGAATTAGCTTATACAAGTTATGTGTATTGTAGAGACTGTCAAAGTAGAGGAAGAAGAGTGTTGTTAGGCGAAGATGGCAGAACAGATTTTGAATCAAGGGAATTAGCAATCAATCATTGGAATAGGAGAGTATAATATGAGAATAGACAATATAGACTTAAAGAAGATAGCTGAAACACAGGCTAAAGTGGAAGAAAATTCACAGACAATAAATAAGTTAGTTGAAGAGGTAATAAAGCCATATTGTAAAGACTTAGATAAGTATGTAGGGTTTATTAGAAATTGTCTTAAAGATGGAGAGAACCCACCAACTGATGCTGAACTAGATGATTTTGTTTTGAATCTATCAACACTTATCTATTGGGCTAGTGGAGCGTGTGAACAGCTAGGTATTCGTGATGATATTAGCAAAGCAGTATACAAGGAAATATATCATACAAAGCGAAATGAGTTATCAAGTGGCACAGTAGCAGATAAAGATAGTATAGCAGAACTGGAAAGTATTCAAGAACAAGTCACAAATGTAGTGTATAATAGGTCATATAAGATTATGAAAAGCAAGGTTGAAAATGCACAAGAGCTTTTATCATCTTGTAAGAAAGTGTTGAGCCATAGACTTAGTGAAATGTCCTTAACTCAAGTAAGTAATTAGGTATTGACACCTAAATCCGAAGAAACTAAACAAAAGATGCGCAAACCTAAGTCACCTGAGGCTATCGAAAATATGCGTAAAGCTCAAAAAGAAGCGTGGAAACGAAGAAAAGCAAAACAAGAATAGGAGGAAATTAAATACTAAAATGAAAACTATAATAACGCAGATAGCTATTATATGTATCTTAGTTATTCCCATCTTTGCACAGATTGAATACATACATAGTAGTAGCACAGAACCGCAACCAAAGAAACTAGCAATCGTATTTTCCAAAGAGCAGTCAATGATTGAGCTAGAGCCTGCGGAACAATATGTAAATGAAAAGATTGAAGCGAAGCTGGAAGTCATTAAAGTTCATAACGATAAAAAGGAAGAATTGCATACTAAAGCAAAAGAATCATATGAGGCTTATCTTGCTTCATTAAAGAGACAAAGACAAGTTACCTATACTAGCTATGCACAATCAACACCTACTGAATCAGTAACAAGTGGTAGTATAGGAAGCTATGAGCTAACAGCTTATACGTGGACTGGTAACACTTGTGCTAATGGTGAATATCCTACTGATGGAGTTACGATAGCTAGTAACACTTTACCGCTAGGCACTAGAGTATATATAGAGGGTCTAGGAGAAAGAGTTGTACAAGACACTGGCGGTATGGGTGGCGGAGTAATTGATGTTTATATGGATAGCTATGATGCGTGTATTCAGTTTGGTAGACAAAGTGCCGAAGTATATGTATTAGAATAAGGAGAATAAAAATGAAACTAGATGAAGTAATTAAAGATTTTAACAAGAAGCATAAGGAAGAATTAGTATTCACGGGTCTTCCGGAATATGATTATGAAAGAATACCTTTTACAAGCCCTAGACTTAACTATATGACTTTTGGTGGTTTGCCAGTAGGTAAGCTTATAGAGTTTTATGGCGAAGAACACGGGGGCAAGACAACAACAGCTTTAGATATAGTTGCAAACTATCAGGTAATGGATAATGCTAAAGAAGTGCTGTGGGTAGACTGCGAAAATACTTTTGATAAAGTTTGGGCGCATAAGCTAGAAGTAGATGTGGAAAATCTAAGAATGTTACAGCCAACAAATCAGAGCGCAGAAGAAATATTCCAGTTTGTATTAGATGCAATTAGCACTGGCGAGGTAGGTTTAGTAGTTATAGATAGTTTTGGTGTTATGGTATCACAGCAAGCACTTGATAAAGACCTAACAGAGAAAACATATGCTGGAATATCTAAAGCACTTACTGATTTTGGTGGTAGAGCAGTAGGTTTATGCAATAAGAATAAATGTACTTGTATAGGAATAAATCAGTTACGTGATGATTTTAATAGTATGTTTGGTGGCACAAAGACAACTGGTGGTAGAGGTTGGAAACACGATACCTCTGTAAGACTTGAGTTTAGAATGGGTAAATATATAAATGAAGAGAACAAAGAACTAACAAGAAGTGCAGAAAACCCAGCCGGAAATAAAGTTATGGTTTCAATGACAAAGAACAAGACTTGTCCACCTACAAGAAGAACTGGATACTATACTCTAAAATATTTAGACGGCATAGATTATTTGTATGACTTTATTGAAGTATGTATGAAGTATAGTATTATAGAAAAATCTGGAGCTTGGTTTAAGATAGTAGATATAGACACTGGCGAGATACTAGCTGATAAGATTCACGGACAAGATAGTGTTAAAGATTATCTATTAGATAATATAGATATAGCACAGCGACTTGAGGAATTAGTAGATGCTAGAATAGACTCAGACGAAATAAAACTTGACAGCGTAGAGGATGAAGAGTAATATAATAAGTGCCATGATGTTTCATTGTTTTTTTCATATTTTTCGTTGTGATTCCCCAAAGAAATCATTTTTGCAAGAGAGGTCCTGCTTTAGTGGACGAGATTATCTACTGGTCGGTGGGTAGACTAATCTCAGTAATGAAAAAAGGCTGTATAATGTAGTTTTCGGGTGCTACACTATACAGTCTTTTTTATTTTAAAAATTTTTAAATTTATGTATTGACAAACATTATATTACGATATATAATGTAAGAGAATTAAAGATTAGTACACGATTTACAGAAAGGAGAAATCATAATGATTAACAGAAAACAAGCGCAGAAAAGAATTTTAAAATTTGCAAAGAAATATGAGGGACAGACTATTGATATAGGTAAACTAGATAATAGTGACTTATATGATTTAATTCTCACAGAAACATATTTAGGAATTGATGCTCTGTTAGGTTATGGGGCAGATGTAAATATGATTCTTGACAGAGCTATTGAAAAAGCAGAACAGCAAAAAAGAGATAATTTTATTCAGTATGTAGCAGAGAATGGTAATTCAGTAACACAGATAATTTAGTAGGAGTTGAAAACAATGATTAGAATGTTAGATAATTGGAAAGGTGCTGTTGAAATAGACGGCACTGAGTATAAATCAATTCAAGAAGCTAGAAGCGTTTTAAATGCAATTAGCGATGATATACATATAATTCTCAAGTCTAACAATAAAAACGCAAATATGAAGCGCACAGAAGCGTTAAATGACGTTTCAGACAAAGAGCAAGAGTATGAAATCACAGTTAAGAAGTATATGACTCAGCAAGCTACACCTAGTTTCGATTTTATGATGAAGTGGAATGATAACAACCCGATGCCTATGAGAATTATGCAAGGCACAGTTGAAAAAGAAACAAGAGGTATGGTGTATATGAAACTACACGGAATGGCAAGACCTACAATAACTTGTTTCTGTTGTGGAAAAGAGCTTACAAACCCCATATCAAGAAAATATGGTATTGGACCTATCTGTTTAGGCAAGATGGGTATAGCAAGAGATATTGATGATGTAGAGGGTATAAGTGAAGAACTTGTAAATATTTCTTGGGAAGGCTGGATTATTAAATCAGCAATCACTGAGAAAAAAGCAATATAAATAAACTATAAAAAGGAGAACAAAAGTATGAATAACAATGGTGCGGGTGCAGTGTATGTACCAATTAAGGTTGATGTTTTATGGAGTGCAATTAAGAGTTCAGGCATAACAGCAGGAAATCTAGCGACAATGGTATTGAACAGAGATAAGTCATATCTCACCACAGTTAAGACACGAGGCACAATGGTTAAAGAAGATTTGGAAAAGCTGTGTACTTTCTTATCAGTAAATATTGATGATGTGCTGATTAAGGAAGAAAAGCCAGTAGTTAAAGAATCAGTTAAGCCAGCATCTAATCAGTCAGCTAACGCACAGCTTGATATGTTGATAGTTGGACTTAACAAGATGTATGAAGCACAGAAATTGCAGAATGAGACACTAGCTAATCTACTTATTGAAGTAAAAGCTGGAAATGCAAAAACTAATAGACTAGAAAATGCACTAGGTCAGATAATACCAAATCTAATTCAGATTAAAACAACAGTGGATAACAGCAGAGATTTGATTAGAGATATTAAATCAACTGGAGCAACTATTAGTGGAAGACTCAGAGATTTGATAGGTAAGTTTAAATGAAGAAATTAAGACCTACTAGATTTTACTCAAATAAACCTACTTGATTTTATTCATAGATTGATTTATAATATAGTCATATAAGAAAGGAGATTATATTATGTATGGGTATATTTATAAAACAACAAATCTTGTAAATGGTAAAATCTATGTTGGTCAAAAAAAATCAAGCAAGTTTTTGGGTAATAAGTATTTAGGAAGTGGAAAATATTTAAAATGTGCAATTAAACATTATGGCGAGAATAGTTTTGCAGTTAGTTTAATATGTGTGGCTGAATCAAAAGATGAATTAGATGAACTTGAAAAATACTACATTAAAAAATTTAATGCCAATGACCACGATGTTGGATATAATATAGCACTCGGAGCAGTTGGTGGTGACACTTATACTAATTTATCTGATTATGATAAACAACTACGAAATGAGAGATATAGTAATTCTCGGAAAGCAAATATCAACACTTATGTCGCTATACATAAAGGTAAAGAAAATAAGCGTATTGAAATATCCTTATTAGAATCATATTTACGAAATGGGTGGGAAAGAGGTAGAAGTAGTGATTGGCAGAAAAAATTGGACAGCTCACATAAAGGAATTAAACAGTCTGATGAATGGATTAAAAAGCGTGTAAATTCAGGATGGAAAAATAAATCACCTGATGAGTATGCAGAAATGGTGCAAAAACATAGAGAGTCCGCAATTCGTCAGATGGCAAATACTCCTAAAGATGAGCGAATAAAACGAGCAAGAAATGCCAATAAGTTTAAGGGTCATAAATGCTGTTTTGTTAATAACGGAATTGAGATGCACTTTATTTATGAAGAGGATTTACAAGATTATCTCAATAATGGCTATGAATTAGGTATGTTAAAGAGGAGTAGTAACAATGATAGTGAGAAGAAGTAATAGATTTTATTCCAGCAGACAAGAAAAAGCAGTAGCTAAAGCTATCAGAGGCAAACAAGTCTCTAACAGTGGAGCAACAGCTTTTAACAAGGGAGATGTAACCACAGATAAGTTTTTAATTGAAGCAAAGACGTGCATTTCGGAAAAGAAGTCATTTAGTATCAAGAAAGAATGGCTTGAGAAGAACAAGGAAGAAGCATTTGAAATGGGGAAAGAATACAGTGTGTTAGCATTTAATTTTGGTCCAGATACTAAGAACTATTATGTTATAGATGAAAGACTTTTTACTTTGTTACAAGAGTTATTAGAAAAGGAGGATATGTAAGATGAGTAAGAGATTTTCAGCAGTATTTGTAAGGTTTTATAATGATGACCCAAAAGCTAGGGTATATATGTTTGAAGCACCTTATTATAATCGTATTGAAGTGGGAGATATGGTTACAGTAGAAAATGAAGGTAAACTAGAAGCACAAGTTGTAGCAATAGAAGATTTAGACTTAGAGTATTCTACAGACAGAAAGCAGTTTGAATTATTACAGAAAGTAACTGGAGCAGAGTTACCACTTAAAAAAGTATTATCAGTCATTAAAGAAACTAAGATAGAATATGAGGAGGACAAAGAAGATGGAGAAAACGAATAAGACAAAGGAAGTATTGAACTATCTTAAAGAGAAAGGTTCAATAACAAGTATGGAAGCTATTAACGAGTTTGGAGCAACTAGATTATCAGCTATTATATTTAATCTAAGAAAGCATTACGACATAGAGACTATTGAAATGGTATGCAACGATAGATATGGACGTGAATGTCATTTTGCAAGATATACTTATAAAGGAGAAATAGAGAATGGCTAAAGAAGCATTAGCAACAAAATATAGACCTAAAACTTTTGATGATGTCGTAGAGCAGGATAGTACAAAGATAATCTTGAAACAGCAGTTAGATAGTGGAGAATTTCAGCACGCCTACTTGTTTGTAGGTGGTGCTGGAACTGGCAAAACAACGTGTGCAAGAATCTTTGCTAACGAGATAAATAAGCACGAGGGAACATCAATAGAGTTGGATGCCGCTAGTAATAGTAGTGTAGATGATGTAAGAAATATAATTCAGCAAGCAAAGACAAAGAGTTTGGATAGTGAATATAAAATATTCATAATAGATGAGTGCCACAGCTTATCAAACACAGCGTGGCAAGCATTTTTGAAACTTATAGAAGAACCACCAGTAAAGTCTATATTCATCTTTTGTACAACTAATCCAGAGAAAATACCTAAGACTATACTCAGCAGAGTACAGAGGTATGACTTTAAGAGAATAAGTCAAAAAGGTATTGTGGATAGATTGGATTATATACTTAATGAGGAGCGCAATGAAGATGATGCACATGATATGGATGCACTTGAGTATCTTGCGAAACTAGCAGATGGTGGAATGAGAGATGCTATAACTCTTATGGATAAGTGCTTATCTTATAATGCTGATTTGACTGTTAGCAATATAGTTAAAGCATTAGGAGTGTCAGATTATGCAACTATGATAGATTTAACAGATAGCATTATAAATAAAGAGCAGAAAGCTATTATAAAAATCATAGAAAGTATACATTCAAGTGGAATTGATTTAAAGCAGTTCATAAGACAGTATATCAATTTCGTATTAGATATTAAGAAGTGGCTTATTACAGAAGATTTTAGCTTTATAAATCTACCACAGACAGATGATATAGAGCTAGTGTTAAAGAATATAAAAGCAGATATGCCTGAATCGTGGGATAGAATAAGTGATTTGTTGGAAACACTTATTAAGATTAACTCGGAAGTGAAGTATGACAGTTCGCCAAAATATCTTATTGAAGCTATGTTGATAGGAGGTAGCACAGAATGATAGGTCAGACAGAGTTATTAAATATAATAAATGAGCAGATAGAATCAGATGAGTTTCCAAGATTCAGCATAGTAGTTGGTGCAGAGGGTAGTGGAAAGAAAACATTGTCAATGTCAGTAGCTTTTGCGCTTGAATGTCAGAGAGTATTTATCGAGCCAAAAGTTGATGCAGTAAGGGAAATGATAAAGAATGTTTATTCAGTAAAGACACCTACTCTATATGTAATAAAAGATGGAAATATGTCAATCAATGCAAAGAACGCACTACTTAAAGTATGCGAGGAAACACCAAGTAATGCATATATAATGATGCTGGTATCAGATATAAATACTGTGTTAGATACTCTAAAGAGTAGAGCAGGAGTTTATTATATGCAACCATATACTCAAGCAGAGATATTAGAGTATGCTCAGATAGGAAAAGAAGAGGTGCAGAATTGTGATATAGTAGCAGACTTATGCGAGACACCTGGAGACGTTGATAAGCTATATACATATGGTGTAGAAGAATTTTATGGTTTTGTGGAAAAGACAGTAGAGCATATAGCTAGTGTATCAAGTGCAAATGCATTTAAGATGGCAGATAAGATAGCATTTAAACCAACAGATACCGATAAGTATGATGTTACACTATTCTTAAAAGCATTTAAGGCAGTATGCGGTAAAGAAATGAAAAGAGCAGTTGCAGATAATGATATAGAAAGTCAGATGTGGTATTCAGCAGGAATTAAAGTAGTCACTAACACGTTGAATCAGTTTAATATAACTGGAATAAATAAAAGCGCACTGTTTGATTTATTCATACTAGACATTAGAAGGGAATGGGCATAGATGGAAGTACAAGAGCTAAAACATCTAATCAAAGAAAAGACAATACCTAGCTTTATGATATTTACTGGAGAAGAGTGGTTAGTGCAAAAGCTGTATATAGAGCAGATAGCAAAGGTAGTAAATTTAGAAATACAGTATATTGACAAAGTATCAGATATAATAGACACACTTGGAAGTAAATCATTATTCAGTCAAAACTATCTGTATGTGGTACGTGATGATAAAGAGTTTATGACTGAGGAAAAGCTACAAGAAAAAGTGATAAATAATCTCAATCAGAATATGCTCATATTAGAGCTTACAAGCGCAGATAAGCGACTTAAACTACTAAAGACGTATAAAACATTAACTTATGAATTTAACACGCTTAAAAGCGATATATTGAAGCGATACATACAACGTGAGATAGATTTATCAGATAGAAACTGTGAGATACTGATGGAAATATGTGAGTATTCATATGGTCATTGTCTATTAGAGATTGATAAGATATTATGTTATACTCGTGCTTATTATAATGGACAACGATTTAAGGCAGGTGCGTGTGATAAAACATTTATCACATTATTAGAAGATGGAACATTATATGTACCACCAAGAGATACATTATGGGATTTCATAAAAGCATTTTTACAAAATAAACCAAGTAAAGCATATGAGTTATATCAGGAATTAAAAGAGCTACAATCACCTACTTTTGCCATACTTACTAATCTATATAATAATGCTAAACAAGTATTGCAAGTGCAAGTATGCACGAGTAATGATATAGCAAAGACAACTGGATTGACAGCTTGGCAGATAAGAAATGCTAAAGAATGTGTAAATAAATATAAAGCAAGGGATTTAGCAGTGCTTATGAGATTGATACAGAAAGTAGAATCTAATATAAAGCAAGGAAAGCTAGATGAGCAGATAGCAATAGATTATATATTTTCCAGTTTCTTCTGATGTCATTATAGTTCGTTGCACAATATTGACAGCTATGTAATAATGTTATATAATGTTTATGTGCAGATATAGGGGTATCGCCAAGCGGTAAGGCATATGATTTTGGCTCATATATTCGTAGGTTCGAATCCTACTACCCCCGAATGGATGGCAGACGTGTCATTGGGTGTGAAAAGGACGGGAGATTCACAGTTGTTAGGTTGAAAAGGCGGGCGACCTGACGTTATAGGAGAATAAAGTGGAACAGTTATATAACAGATGTTTAAGGTGCAACAGAAAGTTGAAAACAGAGGAAGCTAAAAGAATTGGGTATGGAAAAGTATGTTTAGAAAAATCTAAAAAATCAAAAGTAATAAATTTATTAGAGGTGGAGAATGAAAAGAGGAAAGAGGCTAACTAGAGAGCAGAAAGCAATAGTAGCAGGTAATGGACTAAATCCTAAAGACTATATGTTTGCTTATCAAGTAAATGATGATTATATAAAAGTGATTAACATAACATCTGGAGTTGAAAAGACTTTAAATACTCATAAAAAGAAAAAGAGGTTATAATATGGAATTAACCGAAATATTAGAACAGTGTAGAGATAATGTAATAGTATCGGACGCATTTACAAAAGCTAATAGTGTTATAAATGACCCTAAATACAATTCAATTTTATGTTCTATATCAGGAGGGGCTGATTCAGATATAATGCTGGATATGCTTACAAAGTTAGACTATAATCATAAAATTACTTATATATGGTTTGATACCGGACTTGAGTATAAAGCGACAAAGAATCATTTAGATTACCTTGAAAATAAGTATGGGGTTACCATTATCAGAGAGAGGGCTATTAAACCAATACCACAGTGTTGTAAGGAGATTGGAGTACCATTTGCAAGTAAACAAGTTTCAACTATGTTACAAAGATTGCAGAAACATAATTTTCAATTTGAGGATGAGCCTTTTGAAGTTTTAGTTAAAAGATACCCAAATTGTCACGTGGCATTAAAGTGGTGGTGTAATGCTTGGAGTGGAAGGCACGTGCAAGAACGTGGTTACTCAATGTTTAATATCAATTATAACCCTGGATTAAAAGAGTTCTTAATGCAAAATCCACCACAATTTAAAATATCAGCAGAGTGTTGTACTTGGGCAAAAAAGAAAGTTAGTAAGAATTATATTAAGAAGCATAAAATAGATTTACTTATAATAGGTGTAAGAAAAGCAGAGGGCGGTGCTAGGAGTTCAGCCTATAAGAGTTGTTTTGACCCTAAAAATTCACACCATAATTATGACAATTATAGACCGCTGTTTTGGTTTCACGATGAGGACAAAGCTTATTATGAAAGAAAATTTAATATAGTACACAGTGATTGTTATACAAAGTGGGGCTTTAAACGTACTGGATGTGTAGGTTGCCCATATAATAAAAAAGTAGATGATGAATTAACTGTGGTAAAGGAACGTGAACCTAATATGTATAAAGCGGTTAATAATATATTTAATGAAAGTTATGAGTACACTAAAAAGTACAGAAAATTCCAAAAAGAATTAAAGTATAAGAGAAAACACCCTAACAGAAAATCATTGTTTTAGTTTACATAATGTGATACAATCACAGAAAGGAGTATAGTTATGGATAAAGAAACTTTAGCAACAGAAATGTTGAGGGAAATTAAAGCTACAAGTAAAAGGTGGTTTATAGCATTTATAGTAACTCTTTGTTTATGGTTCGCAACTATAGTTGGATTTATATGGTATATCACATTACCAGTTGAAGATACTACCTATACCCAAACCGTTGATGATATAGATGAGAGTGAAATCACTCAGAACATTGGAGGTGATTTAGATGGCACGAGCAACACAGACAGTACGGAAGAAAAGACGAGCAACTAGACGTAGAAAAGGAAGAAGATAATGGCTAGTAACATTAAGACAATAAAGAAGTTGCAATTAGCAATCAATACAAATTGTCCATTCAGAATACTATATACAACTAATCAATTTTATTCAGTGGATAAACAAATGCCAGTAACAAAGTATTGTCTTAGGAAAGCTGATATAAACTATGATACACATAGAAGTGATAGCACGGAAATATTCAGCACTTATTCACAGTTGCAGATTATCTTATATCTTAGAGATTTGTGGTATACTTATTTAGGAAAAGAGATACCAACAGATAATGAATTATGGGAGAATATTAAGGCGAGAGACGGAATAACTCTTGATACATATAAGGACGTGATAGCGTGAGTGATAAAATACAGAGATTATCTAAGGATATAGTAAGTAAATATGAACTAGGTCAGAAGCCTAAAATAAATAGATATAAGACTAGCGCACAGCCTATAACACAAACTGAGACATATAAAACACAATATGTCACCCACAATAAAGAGCCATTAACATTTAGGGAAGCAAGATTCATAGATGCATATATGGTTAATTATGACGGGGTAGAGGCAGTAGAGAAAGCTGGTTTTAAGGTCAAGGATAAAAGAGCTAAAGCTAGGTTATTATTATCTAAAGACTATATAGCAGATGAGATAGCATATAGAACGGAAATATATGCTAGTGAATGTATAGCAGATAGGCAAGAGGTTTTAGAATACTTCACAGCAGTAATGCGTGGAGAAGTAAAAGACCAATTCGATTTAGATGCACCACTATCTGAAAGGACAGCCGCCGCAAGAGAGCTAAAGAAAGTCCTTATAGATGATGTAGAAAAAGGAAAGAATGTACAAGCGCAACAAGTAGTAGTAAATATAGATATGTCAAGAACAGAAGAAACTGATAGTGTTGTTGATATACAGCAGTTGTCAGATTGATTTCATATTGTTTTACCTCTTATTAAGGAAGAGTCAGGTGTTGAGTCAGCACTTGGCTCTTTTCTTATGGTGAAATATTTCCATACAGCATCGGAGTCATTAAAGTTGGTTGTAAATTTTTTTATTTAAAAAATAATAAGTATACTTATAGATAATCAAGCAAGCAATATTTAATTGAGAGCAAAATAATTTGTGGGTAGGGTTGGAGTCATTAAAGTTGGTTGCAAGTTCGCCCCCAGTCCGCCCCCTAGCCGGACCCCTATTTTAAGATTTTATAAGATAGATCACTGTTTTCCACGGCTCGTCAAAAAAAACCAGTGCGAGAGTTGGGAAGGCGGGGGCGGGTTTTTTATATTCTAATAGTAGAAACGCCACAAAAAGCACTTTTTAAAATTGCGTAAAAACCGCTAAAATAAAGGGTTTAACGGCTTTTTATGGCGTGATTTTTAAAAAGTTTCTACTATTAGAGTATAAAAAGCGGGTTTTTGTGCTATATCAGAAAATTGATATTTTTGGCAGATATTTATTATTGAAATCAATTTGACAGAAGAGTAGACTATAAATAAAAAAACGCTATGTTACGACATTATAAGTTTTGGATAGGTTAGGGTAACACTTAATCGAGTGGAAAATATCTGAGCTACTATTTAGAACTTATGGAAGTAGCAAGAAAGGAGAAAGAAATGAAAGTAGAAAAGGTATTTGGAACAGTAACAGATGGCACAGGTTGGGAGAGAACAGTATTAAAAACAGATGGAACTTATACACCATATGTAATAGTTACTGGTTATAACGGAAAGGACGGCTGGGCTTCAGCTTATGCTTATTTAGAGACAAAGCAGGATTTAGCCACTGTCATACTTCAGTTTATAGCTGATGGCGGAGAGTTCAAAGGTGAGTTGGTATTTTAGCAGAAAGGAAAAAGATATGGAAGCAAGAATTAAGGAGTACATTGATAACTGCAATATAAACCCAGGAGATTACAATATCAAGGATTTAGCAGTTGGTTTCATTTTAGGATTACACCCCTCTGAGTGTTCAGAAATGGACCCATACGATTTAGGTAACGATGGAATGTATGATGAGATATATAACCTGATAGCAGGTATTGTAAGATAAGAAAGGAGAACAAAATTATGTTTATTAAGGGAAGTACAAAGAGAGGACAGCAGTTATTAGCTGGCGCAAGTTGGAGAAACTATGGTAACAAGATTTATGATGTTTATGGAAGACCATCATCGGCAAAGATAAAAGCTTGGGAAGCTTGTATGAGGGAATACGCAGAGTGTTCGGACAGAAGTAACTTTAGGATTACAAGTTTCAACTGCCAGCATTTCACAGTAGCTTGGGAATGCACAGTTGAATATATGGACCCAAAGACCGGAGAGCTGACAATGGAGCGCATAACTCATATTGACACTGGATACAATACATATGAGGTACTACTGGACAAGTAGTACCTCGCTCGAAAGGGCAGAAAGGAGAATTATTATGGAAAAGAAAGTTATCAATAAGTTTGGAGAGCATTATCTACTCGGAGTAGATGAGTATGGCACAAAGTATTATCTTGAAAAAGAGTCTTGGGACTGTGGCTGGTATTGGGGGCTTGGATACGTTCACACATTCACTAATAATAGGAGCCCACAGCTTTCTAGGGACTTACAGTCACACCAGCATTTTAATGGAATGTTTTTCAATCAGAATAAATGCGGATATGATGCATTTAAAGAGTTCTTTGTGGAAACCCCTCTCACAGATGATGAGATTTGGGAGTTGGTTGATTTGATGAGGACAGCATATACTCTCAAGGAATCAGCAGAGCTGTTTGGAAGAGGCTATTCTCACTATACTAGCAGAGCAAAGTTGGATGTAGTAGTAAATGAAGATTATGTGGAAAATATCAATCATACTATGATACCAGCAGTTATGGATAGAGTTAGAGACATATTAACAAAGGAGGCTGAATAATATGAGAAAAGAAGAAAAGCTGGAGGTCTTGAAAATGGAATGCCGTGCCTACTACTCAGGCTGTGGCGGAATTGAGATAAAAGATATAATTCACGGAATTGAAACTTATGTGGTGTTTGTGGCTGGTGCTTGGACCAGCCAGCCCACAGCTCACAGAGCTAAGATATACTATACGGCGGAACCATATTTCAGGTATAACGGATATACCATCAAACTGGACGAATGTATATTGTCTGAACGTACAATGTTTGGGGAGGTGATATAGTGAACAAGGAAACAAAGACAGTAAAGGTACTTAATGGAAAGAAAACTATAACTCAAGCAACAACAGTTCGGGAAGCAGTCAAGTTGTTAATGTCAGATGTTTACACGGAAAAGGTAAATTTGGAAGATTCTAAACATAGGGTATCTAAACAGAATAGGGATTTGCATATACTTGATACTTATATATGCTGGCTGTGTAGTAGAGTTATTAGGAGATTAGATAAAAACATAGATCCGGAGAAAATAATTGAAGGACTCAAAGTCACAGATTGGATTAAGTATAGTTATGCTGGCAAAATATATTCTGGAGACACATTAAGGGAGATAATGTTTAACCCCCGTGAGGACCAGCTAACACTTTTAGCATTTCAAGCAGATTATATGGAAAGGGCAACTAATGTAGTAATAGATGTTATGGAGGGATAATATATGTTAGGAATAATGTTTGTAACACTGGTTAGTTATATAGTATATAAGGAAAATATAATATCAAGAATTTTGGATAAATGTATAATAGAGGAGGATTAGAGCTATGGGTATAAATGGAAAAAACTTAGATAGAGTGGTAAATGAGCAGATGATTGTGGAAAGAATATATAATGAAGCAGAAACTAAGGAAGAAATGTTGCTAGCCATAAATGCAGAACTACTGGCATTAGGAACTTTATATTCTAAGGATTATTTTGATATAACTATGTATGATAGAGTTAAAGATTTTCCTAATGCTGATTATGTAGCAGTAGGACAAGTTGCAAAAACAGAAGAGGATTTTGATGATGACTATTATGGATATATAATACCTAAATCTTATATAAAGAATGGAGAATATATAGTAGAATATAAGATTATCTGGAAGAATATGTAATGACAGAATTTTAATATAAAAGGCAGAATGTTGGTATTGCATTCCGCCTTTTATTTTAGTACAATAAAATAAAAAATGTATATGGCACGACATTGAGCCACTTGGATGGCTCAGTCAGAAAGGAGCAAATTATGGAAGCTATCATATTTAAGAATTGTGTAATGGGAATGGTAAAGGTTATAGAGACTGTGGAGTATCAAGAATTTGATGAAGATAATGGCTGGGAAGATATGGCAGTGTTGCCAGGAAACTACCCTTACCGAATCGGGTATATAAAAGGTTGGAAGCCCGTTCAGTTATTCATAGATGATGTGTGGGTTGATGCACCTTTTGAGATTATCAAACAAATAGAAAGGAGAATGTAATATGGAAACTTGGGTAGTTTATGATTTAGATGTTTGGGGAAATGAGGAAGATGGTTATGAGGTTAATGATTGGTGGGCAGTTGGAGAGCTGAGTTTCACAGATATGGAAATACAAGATGATAAAGTCATTTTGGAAAAAATGAAAAAAGCTGGTTATCTCAAAACGTCAGATATGAGGAAGCTAGAAGTTGTGGCTGATTATGGATTTATTCAGATAGTGGAAAGAAAGACTGGTAAATATTTATACAACTTAGAACTTAAAAAGGAGGGAAGATAATATGCTGTATGTTAGAGATTTATCTAAAAATGAAAAGCTGGAACTTTACAAACAGATTAAAGGATTCTGTTTATGGGAAGGCAGTGCTAAAAAAGATTGTTTAGTTCACGTTAATATGGGAAAGATAATGGACGAAAAAGTAAAGGATATAATTGATGTAATAATCAATTATGATATGGCAATAGATTATATGGAAGTTTATAAAGATTATAGTTATGGGAGGTATTAAGATATGAAAAAGGAATATAGAATAACTTATAATAATGGAAACCCACCACAGATAATAAGGGCGCACGATATATCTAAGGAAGAAAATGGGTATATGCTGTGGAATGGTTTAGATGGAGGTGTTACATTTTTAAAAGGCACATATATTGAAAAAGTGGAATTGATTAAGTATGAGGAGGTAAGATAATATGACTAATGAAAAGATGTTGGAAAAGCTAATAGCTATGAAGCTTGAGGAAGAAGATGTATATAGAAATGGTTACATTGTTTGGAAAGACCAGTACAATGAATTAGTTGAAGCACTAAAGGCAGATATTAGGGACGAGAATAATAAGAAAGCTGGAAAGTCAAATGTGGCAAAACTAGGAAAGGCAGTTCTTAAAAATGCCGTAAAGATAACTGGTGGAAAGAATCAGAATACTAAAAGTATGATGAGATATGCACACACTAAGGATGGAGTACAGTATGTATTAGATAGTCATAGGATAGCTTGGTTTTATGAACCACTAGACTTGCCGGAATGGAATGAAAAAGATGGTGACTGGTATCAGATAGATAGATTAGTAACTATGGAAGTAGATGATACACCTTTAGAGTTACCAACTATTGGAGAGATAAAGGCAGAAATGAAAGCGAGAAAACTGGAGAAGTATCAGCACTTAATATATGTATTTGATAATGGATTAACTATAAACCCACAATATCTTTTAGATTATATGGAAGCTTTTCCGGATATGAAAGTATATAGAAGTGCTAGCAAGAATTATAAGAGAGAGCCATTGTGGATAGAGGCAGAAGAAGGAGGCGGTGTACTTCTACCAGTAAATGGAGAAGATAGAGAAAAAGGATTTTATGTAATATAATTTTAATTAGCCGTAGGTGGAAACACTTACGGCTTTTTTGTTTGCTTAAAATAAAGTCCACATACACTCGGAGTCATTAAAGTTCGTTGCAAAAAAATCACCCCAGGAAACTTCTATCACCTGAACGAAATTTCCTGGGGTTCATCTTCTCCCTCTCCCTCTTGGTTTACATAATATTTTTTAGTTGTATGTGCTTAACGCCAGTTGTCGCAACGTGTGACGTGTTAAGCATACTTAACGCCCGTTGCATATACTTATTGTGTGTTATAAAAGTCTCCATGTTTTAACTAGCGTTAAGGGGTTTTAACCCTTATACCCGTATGATACCACATCAGCCCGTTTTGTACACTGGCAAATTTGCCGAAAACTATACGCCCATTATAAAACACGTTTTGAGGGGGCTGTGAGGCGTTTTACGGCGTTTTATGGCGTTAGGGGTATAATTGCAAGGGTAAAGCCTAAAAACGCCTTAAAACGCAAATAAAGGCGGTTTACATAATGCATTTAAAAAGTTTCTTCTATTATATGCAAAAAAGAGGTGTATTTTTTGCCGTGCTGGTGTTTGTTGTCAAGTAAAAATACTTGACACCCTATACAAAGTCGGCTGATCTATGTTAAAATGACAGAATTTTGATATAAATGACAGAATTTTGATACTTTGACTTTCATACCAGTGCGAGTCTTTGTGCAAGTTGCACAACAAAAACCACTTTTTATTGTATGCTTCCCACAAAAAGTAAAAAAATAGCAAAAAGTCGTTGCATATACATTTACATTTATGTATTATGGTATTGACAAGTTGTGCTTGTCACTTGCCACTACTGGCAAGTAACTACATACAGAAAAGAGGTAAACAAGATATGAAAAGATACACGGCAGAACAAAACAACAAAGCAATAACACAACTTAACCGCTTAACGATAGCAAAGATAACAAGCGGTAAAAGCGTGAGTAAAAAAGGTTATACGCCTAACCAGCTTTTAAACATTCAGCGACTAGCAAACAGACTGAATCACGGCAAAGAGTTTGTGATAGCTTATAGATAAAAAGGGGGTAACAATATGGTAACAAAAATAGTATTACAATTTGATACAAAAAATAAAGAGTTATTATCATTTATATCAAATAATAACAAGGCAGACTTTAACACAATATATTGTGAAGATGACACAAAAGATACAAAAGAAACCATTTATGAATTATATGATAAAATAATTCACTTATTAGAGAATAGGGGGGTATGAAATATGTATTTTGATAAAATAGATTATACAATTTTTGAGATAGCAAACAAAAACGGCTTTACACCAATATTTACACCTTATATTGATGAAGACGAAGAGCAAATTCTTATAGGCTGGCAAAAGATAGAAAACAATACTTTGTATGTTGTGTCTTATGTAGAGCTTATGAGAGAATTCACGAACGATAATTGTTTAGCCGATAATGTGCAAGCGTGGTTTGATTGTGCGTTAAAAATAAGCTGGCAAGACACAAAAAAGAGTTATGTATCAATTACGTACTTTGTGGGCTTTGATAGCATAACTTTTACAGTATACAGCGGGGGCGGGCTAGATGAATTTTTAACAATGTACACTAACCACTATGTAATAGATATAGAGGCACAATACAAAGTGGCACTTATTAGAGCGGTAGAGCAAATAGTAGCAAGGCAAATACTAAAACAATAAACCAGTAAACCAAACAAAACTATAATAAAAGAAGAGAGGTATAAGACAATGAAAACAACAGCAAACACCACAAAAAACAGCACAAAAACAAGCGCAAACAAGCACAATGTTTCACGTGAAACATTAAAAAATAATATGAAAGTAGAGGGTAAAACAATGAACAAGAACAACACAAAAACAGTAGCAGAGATAATAGCAGATATTCAAAAAATGCCTAAGTATGACGGCACTAATTTTAAAGAGATTAGCAAGGGCGCAAAGATTAGAAAACGCACTAATGAAGATTTACAGCGACAGCGTGAGAGCGTGGCAAGAGATAGAGGGGGCAAGCTGGCAGACGTAGATATTAAAGCCGTAAAGGGTGCGACAGACTTTGACAAGCTGGTAACACTTGTTACCACCTATTATACAGACATAGCAACCGCCACAAAAAAGGCTGTACGCTTTAAGTTTATAGATGGTAAAATAGTTTGTTGGCGTAGAGTAAATAATATAAGAGTATATACAGATAATACAGACTTGTTAGGGCTTGACTGGGTAGAAGATAACCACGAAATCGGCTACACTCACAGCGCATACACCAGTTACCTAACACTTGCAAAACTAATCACAGCGAACGCAACACCAGTAGAAAAAGCTTAAATGTTTCACGTGAAACATTTTACCCCCGTCCACACGGCAAAAAGTGGACGGGGGGTTTTTGTTGGCTGGCACAGAGAGAGAACAAAAAAATACTGAGTACCCCTCTATCGTAATGCCCCAAAATTTCTAATAATATTGATGTCTTGTATTGTCGGATTTCTGATGAGAATGTTTCACGTGAAACGTGTTTAGCAAGTTTGAATGTTTCACGTGAAACATCTTGCTAGAGTTTACATAACGTGTTATATTATGTTTATGGGAGAGTAAGAAGATGATAAATATTAGGATGCAAGATTTGATAATACCCGCCTATGACGAGGTATTTAAAGATATTATAGAGCATAAGCATACTCATTACTGCTTAAAGGGTGGAAGAGGTTCTACTAAGAGTTCTTTTGTAGGCGGTATTGCTATTCCGCTTTTAGTTATGCAGAATCCAGATGTTAATGCAGTGTGCTTTCGTAAAGTAGGCAATACTGTGCAGAATAGTATATATTCTCAGATTACTTGGGGAATATATCAGATGGGCTTAGAAAGTCTCTTTCATATTCCTAAGACTTATAGTAACCCTATTATATACAAACCTACGGGGCAAAAGATTTTCTTTATGGGAATGGATGACCCTAATAAAGTAAAGAGTATTAAGGTAGAGCGTGGGTATATAGGCATTACTTGGTGGGAAGAGTTAGACCAGTTTGCTGGAGAATCTGAGTTGCGTAAAGTATTGCAGTCTACAATGAGAGGTGGAGAGTTATTTTGGGATTTTCGTACTTTTAACCCTCCTATTTCTATTGATAATTGGGCTAATGAATATGCAGAGGAAGCTTTTCTGAGAGAAGATACTCTTGTAGTGTCGAACACTTATTTAGATGTTCCGGAGAGCTGGCTTGGTAGACCGTTTATTGAAGAGGCTGAGTATTTAAAGAAACTTAACCCTAGAGCTTATCAACACGAATATATGGGAGAAGCTATTGGAACTGGTGGTGGCGTCTTTCCTAATGCTTGCGATTTGGATATGCAACAGCAAGTACCAGTATATGATTATAATGGCAATATACTTGAATATACAGAAATGTGGAAGACTTTTGATAAGATACATAATGGCATAGACTGGGGTTTTGCTATGGACCCATTCAGATTTGTGCGTATGCATTATGATGCTAAGAAGCTTGATTTATATATTTTCAAAGAGTTTTCAACAGTAGCTACACGAAATCAGATTGTGTTTGATATTCTGTATAAAGAGAAAAAGCTAATAGGTATGGACGAGTTAGTAACAGCAGATTCAGCAGAGCCTAAATCTATTGCAGACTTTAAAGCTTATGGAGCGTATATACGAGGCGCAGTAAAAGGACCTGATTCTGTGCGTTATGGAATTAAATGGCTACAAGGTCTTAATCATATCTATATAGACAGAAGAATGTGTCCTAAGACTTATAAAGAATTTACTCATTATGAGTATTTACAAGATAAAGATGGAAACTTTATTAGTGATTATCCAGACGAGGACAATCACAGTATCGACAGCGTTAGGTATGCGATGGAGAAATTTTACAGTAGACGAGGTAATTAGTATATGGCAAATTCAGCTATGGGACTTAAAAGAAGAAGGAACTTGGCGTATAAGCAAGAAGATAATTCTTATACTTATAGTAATGGTGGCGGAAGCAGTAACAGACGAGGAGACCGCTATAATACTGGGGATAATACGCTTAAAAAGACTAAGGGTATTGATAAGGGAACTCTGCAAAGCACTACAAAAGAGAAGCGTGGAAGAAAGAAAGCCGATGCTCCTAGAGGTAAGAAAAAGCAGAAAACTAAGTATGAACGTACTAAGCGTACTACAAAGAAAGGAAGAGACTAATGCCACAGTTATTAAATACATCTGTGCGTGAGTATGTAGGAGTTGGAGAATATGACATACCAGCAATTCAACCAGTATTTGAGTTACCTAACATAGATAACTGGCTTGAGTTTGAAAAGGCAAAGAAGTTAAGAAACAAACCTCCTAAAACTGGCGTACATTTTTTTGAGTATGATTTTAAGTTTGAGTGTGTGTGGAATTTTCCGGATAGGTATGCTGATGTATTGTCGGCTTATGATGCTATAATCACTCCAGATTTTTCATACTATATTGATTTCCCTAAGGCTCTCAGAGTTTTTAACAAGTATCGTATGCATTGGATTTCAGCATATTGGCAAGAACGTGGGCTTACAGTAATACCACTAATACGATATGGGTTAGAAGAAGATTGGGATTGGTGCTTCGATGGTTATCCTAAGCATAGCATTGTAGCTATATCAACAGTAGGTGGCGGTAAGTCAGATGAAATGATTGATATAGGTATGCGTGGTTATGAAGAAATGCTGAATAGATTAGAGCCTAAGGAAGTAATCATTTACACAAACAGCTTTGATTATTATCCTGGAAATGTACGATACATAAAGTACGATATAGATAAGCACATACAAGAGGAGGAAGATGATGATTAGTTTTTCTCAAATTATTGAAAAGTTAAAGGAGGTTTTTGCTAAGATGGTAGGAACTAAATCTGTTGAAGATGTATTACACGTTGCACCACTTTTATCTAGTGAAATGCAAAATGCAATTCAAGAATGGGAAGATATTTATAAAGGTAAAGCTTGGTGGCTTAAAGAACCTACTTATGAGGACCCATCACGAGTTGCTTCTTTAGGACTTGCTCAGATGATTTCAAGTGAGAAAGCAAGGACAGCACTTCTTGAGTTTGAGTCAGAAATAACAACACCTATGAAAGAAGAGGATACACCTAGAGAGAATATTGTAGAACGCTTTAAACAAGAAAATACAGAGCAGACAGAGAATATATCAAGTGAGAGTGCAGAAAGCAAAGAAAACGCTTCTAGCAACGTCACAGAGCGTTTTAATCAATTCAGTAAATACAACACATCACAGTTTCACCCACAAGCTACCGTTAAAAAGCTTGTTCCAAAAGGACCAACTGAAAGAGCGGAGTATCTTAATAAGACATATAAAAATAAGTTATTAACTAAGCTAAGAACTCAGATAGAATATGGTATTGCTATGGGTGGTCTTATAATTAAGCCATATGTAATACAGTATAAAGAACCAGCAGATACAAGTGAATTAAAAGTTGATACAAACTTGGATAAAGCGGAGATAGAGTTTGATTTTGTATATGCAAACGGTTTTTATCCATTAGCATTTAACGGAAGCGGTGATATAATTGAAGCCGCTTTTATCCAAAGACGTTATGATAAAGATATTACTTATAGTAGAGTTGAACATCATAAATATATAGCCTCTGAGCATAGAGTAATAGTTACTAATCTAGCTTTTAAATCAACAGCTAGAGGGGGAGAGAATGATTTAGGTCAAGAGATTTCTTTAACAGCTATTCCAGAGTGGGCTGACATAGAGCCTACTACTACAATAGATGGAGTTGATAGACTTCTCTTTGCTTACTTCAAAATGCCGGAAGCTAATACTATTGATATTTATAGCCCACTTGGAGTTAGTGGTTTTGATAAGGCTAAATCACTTATTAAGGATGCAGATATTCAATATAGTAGACTTCTTTGGGAATATGAGGGCGGTGAACTTGCTATTGATATAGATAGGGACGCTCTTAGAGATTATTACACAACAGACAGTCAAGGTAATAGAGTGCTTAAATCATCTATGGGTAAATTACAACAAAGACTTTATAGACCAGTTGATTTAAGCGCAGAGGGAGATACATATAATCAGTATGCACCAGCTTTACGTGATGCAAGTTACATAAGTGGACTTAATACAATACTTATGCATATAGAAGATGTAACTGGATTGTCACGTGGTACATTATCACAAGTAGATGTAGCAGAAGCAAGAACAGCCACAGAGCTTAGAATATTAAAGCAGAGAAGCTATCAGACAAATGCAGAGATACAGAAAGCTATCCAAAAATGTCTTGATGATACTATCTATGTTATGAATGTATTATGTAGCTTATATGATATAACTCCAGAGGGTGAGTATGAAGTATCATACGAGTGGGACGATAGTATTCTTGTTGATAAGAATGAAGAACTTGGTAGAAATATCACTCTTATGGATAAGGGCATTATGAGTAAGAAAGAACTTAGAATGTGGTATAAGGGTGAAACTGAGAAGCAGGCTAGAGAAGCTTTACTGGAAGTGCAAGAAGAGAATAGGCTTGCAGTTGAAGATAACATAATGACTCAGATGGATTTTAATCAGCAAGGTTTAGATAGCACTTTACAGCAGAGTCCTGATAACTTTAGAGGAAATGAATAATGTTAAATGATTCTCAGATTGAAAACTTAATAAAGCCATTCACAGATAGGCAACAATTATTAGAGAGTTTTGTGTTGAATACAATAGCTGAGAGAGTTGGAGAAATTGGTACACTATCTAAAACAGATGTGTACCGACTTCAACAGCTTTATAAAACTGGAAGTAATGCTAGACTGATAACACAAGAAATAGCTAGAGTATTGAATATTCAAGAAAAGTCAGCAAAGCAGATGATTAAAGAGGTGGCTATAACTACTTATAAGGATGCCAAACCTTTTTATGATTATAGACATAAAACACAGATTCCATTTGAGAAGAATACAAAATTACAAAGAAGTGTAAATGCAATAGGCAAACAGACAGCAGATACATTTAAAAACTTATCTAACTCTAAAGCAATAGGGTTTTATATCAGAAACCCAAAGGCTACACAAACACTAAAATTTCAAACAGTTACAGAGACTTATCAAAGCATTATAGACGAGGCAGTACAAGCAGTACAAACTGGAGTATTAGACTTTGATACAGCTATGAGAAGAACATTAAAACAGCTTAACGATAGTGGATTAAGACGTGCTTATTGGGAAAGCGGTTATTCACGTAGATTAGATAGCACAGTTCGTATGAATATCTTAGGTGGGATAAGACAGATAAATCAGCAAGTGCAGTTACAGATTGCAGATGAAATAAAAGCAGATGGAATAGAATTATCAGCGCACAGCTTTTCAGCTCCAGACCACGAGCCTATTCAAGGACATATCTTCACTATGAAAGAGTTTGATAAAATGCAAAATGAAATGAGTTTTGAAGATGTGCTACATAATAAGTTTCCTGCTATGCGCAGACCAATAGGTGAATGGAACTGTAAGCATTTTACAACAGCTATCATTATAGCTAAACATAAACCAGTTTGGACTATATCAGATTTAGAAGAATTAAAGCAAGAAAATAAAGCTGGCTATACATTAGAGAATGGTAAGCATTTAACTATGTATGAATGTACTCAAGTACAGCGTAACTATGAAACTGGAATACGCTATGCTAAAGAGGGTTATATGATGGCTAAATCAGCTAAGAATGAAGAGTTGATGGAATACTATAAAACACGTATCAATAAACTAAACAGAGAGTATAATCAGTTTAGTAAGGATTGTGGTTTGAATAAACAGAAAAATAGAGCCTCTGTTAGTGGATTTTCTTACTAAAATGGATAAAAAATAGTTTACATAATTATTATTATGTTATATAATGTATATGTAAAAGGAGTTGTTTTTTAACATTTTCTTTTTATTCTCCAACGACTGCTTGGTTGGGAAGTTCCCGATTGAGCAGTTAGAGAGTTATTTGTCGAGCATAAAGACGTTAAAACAAATGCCATTCAGTCCACACTGTAATGGACGTTTAAATAAAACAGATATAAAGAATGAAGGAGGATTGTACTATGACAATCAAAGAACTATTTGACAAAGGCGAAAATGGAACTCTTGATTATGCAACTTTCGAGAAGCTAATGAAAGAGAACAACGCCAAATTTGTAGACTTATCTGAGGGTGCTTATGTTAGTAAGGATAAGTTTGAAAATGAAGTAGCTAGTAAAGACGGACAAATCACACAGCTTAATGATACTATCAAAGCTAGAGATAAGGATTTGAAAGACTTGAAAACACAGCTTAAAGAAGCGGGTACTGATTCTGAAAAACTTACAGAGCTGGAAACACAACTGAGTAGTCTACAAACACAATATAAGCAGGATACAGATAATTATAAAACACAGTTATCTAAGCAAGCTTATGAATTTGCAGTTAAGGATTTTGCTAATAGCAAGAAGTTTTCAAGTAATGCGGCAAAGCGTGATTTTATTAGTTCAATGATTGCCAAAGAGTTGAAGATGGAAGGCGATAAGATTTTAGGTGCAGATGATTTTGTAAATGCTTATTCAACAGATAATGCAGATGCCTTTGTAGTTGAAAAGCCACAAGAGGAAGCAGAGTCAGCAAAGCCAAAGCCAACTTTCGGACAACCTACAACTCCGCAGATAGATGCACAAAAAGAGACAGGTAACAATTTTGGATTTAACTTCGTAGGAGTTAGACCAAGACCAAAAGAATAAAATTAAAAGGAGATTAAAATTATGCCAAATTATGTAGCACCAGCTAATAACGGAAGTACAGGTACATTTGATGGTTCAAACGCTATTGGAGACCTTAACTATGCAGACCAGTACCAAAGAACATTGGAGCAGAACTTCCCATATGTACTTAACTACGGAGCACTTTATGCTTCACCTAATAATGGAAAGTATAGATGGCTAGATAGTAAGACTATTGAGATTCCATCTATCAGTACAACAGGACGTGTAGATGCAGATAGAGATACTATCGCATTTGCACAGAGAAATTATCAGAACGCTTGGGTTCCAAAGACACTTACTAATGAGCGTAAGTGGAGTACACTCGTTCATCCTAGAGATATTGATGAAACTAATATGGTAGCAACTATTGGTAACATCACTCAGGTATTCAACGAGGAGCATAAGTTCCCAGAGATGGACGCTTATCTGATTTCTACAACTTATGACCTTTGGACAAAGGCTAAGAATCCAGATACTGGTGAGCTTCACGTAGCAGATACTACGGCACTTACAACAGCAAACATTCTTTCAGTATTTGACAGTCTTATGCTCAAGATGGATAATGGTAGAGTACCAGGAAACGGACGTATTCTGTATGTGCCATTTGAGGTTCTGAACATACTCAAAGAGGCTGACAAGATTTCTCGTTCTATGGATATTACATCAGGTCCTAACGCTATTGACAGAAGAGTTAATAGACTTGACCAAGTTGAAGTAATTGGTGTTCCTTCAACACTTATGAAAACTCTGTATGACTTCACAGAGGATTATGAGATTGATGATAAGGCACAGCAAATCAATATGTTCCTTGTTCATCCATCAGCAATAATCACTCCAGTATCATATACATTTAGTAGACTTGATGCACCATCAGCTATGTCAGAAGGAAAGTACGTTTACTACGAAGAGTCATTTGAGGATGTATTTATTCTTGATAACAAGTCAAATGCTATTCAGTTTAATGTATCATCTAACGGTGGTGGAACACAGTCATAAGGAGTAAATTATGGAACGAATCAAAGTCAGAAGAGGCGGTAAGATTGTTCGTGTAATTGAAAATGAACTTGCAAAGTATCTTTCAAAAGGATACGTTATAGTTGAAGATAAAAAGGCAGATGAGGTGCAGAATACTGTGCCTCAGAAGCCTATTGATAAACCAGCTATAAAAGAAGATACTACTAATAAAGAGCCAAAGAAGTACACGAGAAATCGTAAGAATAAGCAGTAATTGAAAGGTGGTGGAATCAATGTACCTTACTTATGAAGATTATGTAAATATGGGTGGGACGTTAGATGAAACCGCCTTTAACAATTTTGAATACGAGGCAGAAACTATTGTAAATTGGTATACATTTAATAGACTTAAAGAAGAGACAGAGTATCCGGAAGAGTTAGCACGTTGTATGTATAGACTAATATATCTTGCAAAGCTAGAAGCCGATGCTTTATCTTTAGGTAAAGACCTTGAAGGAAGTGGAGAATCATCATCTGATGGAATTTCAACTTATGTCAAGTCTCAGTCAAATGATGGTGTATCAATTAGCTATAATTCAGTAGATGCCTCAGAGTTGTTCAGAAAGTTATCATCTAGTGGGGCTGATAGCCCATTAGCTCAGACAGTATTTAGATATTTACAAGGTGTAAGAAATAGTTTAGGTAAGAGATTAACATATAGAGGACTATATCCAGATGAGTGATTTATATCCAGTATGGTGGGATACCACTATAACAGTTTTTAATAAATATGTTGACCCACAAACAAAAGTAGTCAGATGGTATAGGACTGTGGTTGCTGGTGCTTTTTGGAAGTATGTTGGCGATAAAATAACAATAGGGCAGACTGTATTAGAGACTAATAATATAATTTGCCGTATTAGAAAAGACAGCAGATTCCTAGAGAAGTATGAGTGGTTACAAACACCTAATGATGAAATGTCTAACTATTTTACACTAGGTAACGGAGATATAATTGTTAAGGGCATAGTTGAAGATGATATAAATGAGTATCAAAGTGGAAGTCGGTCAACTGATTTAATAGCAAAATATAAGAAGTTGCAAGGCTGTATGAGTATAGAAGAAGTCGCAATAAACACGGGAATAGGTAGATGTGATGAGCATTATTTAGCGAAAGGTATTTAGATATGGCGTGGGTACATCTTACAAGTCCATACTTAGAGCATTATATGACTGATTTACAGTTAGACATTTTAGGTACTTTAAAGGACCCATCAGTGCGTGAAAATGTAAATCAGATAATTGCTGATATGTGTGAAGATTATGTACCAATGGACTCAGGTGAATTTTCAAGTCGCAATACTAGCGATTACCCAGGAAGACTTAGAGACTCAGTAAGAGTTACCGCTAATGAGATTACTTGGAGAACTCCGTATGCTAATTATGTATGGGTGGGTCAATTATATAGACCGAATATACCTATACACGAAAAGGGAAATCCTCATACAATTATAGGTTTTTACTCACCTAAAGGTCAAAGTAAATATGCAACGGGTATACCTTTACGTTATTCAACTGCGGGAACGGGTAAGCGTTGGTTTAATCTAATGCTAGCGCAGAAACGCCGTAGTATGAGTGCTAAAATTACACACTATCTAAAACGTGAATTAAAGCGATAGAGGAGCAGTTAGATATGAGTATAGATAAGAATAAAGCAGTAGTAGATTATTTACTACAATGCACAGATATATATGATTCTCCATTATATTTCAATCTTGTAAATGCTCAAGACAACTCTATACATATACTTACAACAGCAGAAGATAAAGCATTATCTCAGCCTTATGTTGATGGAAGTATTAGTAAGAGATATACATTTAATCTTATTATATTTAAGTCAATATCAGATATGGAATTAGTTAAAGCCGATGGCTATCCTAATGAAAATATTGAAGAATTAAATGCTGTTCAGAAGTTGATTGATTGGATACAAGAGCAACAAGATTTACACAATTATCCAGATTTTGGCGAGGATTGTTTTATAGATAATATTGATACAGAAACAGACGAGCCAAGATTTAATGGTATAGATACGGAGGTATCACCTCCATTAGCTATGTATAGCATAGCAATAATTATAGAGTATTTAGATACACATAAACAAATATATAAATAAGTAAAGGAGATAAAATTATGGCAGTTACGCAGTTTAATTTACCTGACAGACAGAGAGCAGAGCGTAAGCTTCTCATCACTGTTGCTGAGTGGACAGAGGGAACTTCTCCAGTCAGAGAGATTCTTGGTACACGTACTGAGGATTCATCTATCGAGTACAACGCTGATATAGAGACAACCACAGATATTCGTGGTATCAACTATACAGATGTAAACAGAACACAGCCACAGCAGACATTTGACCCATATCTTATTCTTGGTGGTTCAAAGCTAGGAGCAAAGCTCAATGATATTAGACGTAGAAACGCAGTATCAGAACTTAACCAGTTTACAGTATATGTAATCACAGCATTTGCTGGAACAGCAGGGGCTTATGAAGCAGAGTGCCATCAGAATTGCACAATCACATATACAGCAATCGGTGGAGACAGTAATGTTAATATGCCTATTGACGTTTATCTGTCAAATGACTATAACGGCACTGGAGCTCCAGGAAATGGTACTGTTGATAAGCTGAGTGATGATTTTGTATATACACCAGCAACACAGGGCTAAATAATTTTATTGGAGGATAAAAAGATGGCAAAGACAACTACTAACAATATTCAGATGAATATTAGTGACAAGGTTAGATATACTATCAACGGAAACGCTGATAAGTATATTGAATTAAATCCAGGTGATGTAGGTATTGTAGCTCGTTTGGGTGATGCAATACCTATCATCAATGGATTAGTTGCAAGGTATGAAGCTTTATCTGTGGAAGAGATTCCAGAGGATGAACCAATGGATGTAACTATGCAGACATTCAGCACTAACTTTAAGCAGATGGATTCAGAGCTTAGAAGTATAGTAAACAATCTATTTGATTATGATGTATGCGCTGTGTGTGCTGGCGGTGGTTCGATGTTTGACCCTCTTGATGGAGAGTATAGATTCTCAGTAATTATCAACACATTATTGACTATGTATGAAGATACCATTTCAAAAGAAATGGAGAAGCTAGTAAATAATATGAAGAAGCATACTGATAAGTATACTGCTCAAGACCACAAAAGAAAAAGGAAATAAATAAATGTTTGATTTACCAACTACTGTTACAATTAAAGACAGAGAGTTTGGTATACGTGATGATGGAGATTACAGAATGATATTAGATGTATTCTCAGCATTACAAGATATAGATATACCAAAGAAGGAAAGAGTGATAACCGCCATAGTAATATTCTATGACGGTTTTTCATTAGATAACGTATTTGAAAAAGCTGAATCATCTGAAATAATGGAAGAGTTAGCTACTAAGATGTTTGATTTCATATCTTGTGGTCAAACTAATATGGGCAATAAAACTAATCATAAATTGATAGATTGGGAACAAGATGAACAGCTAATAGCAAGTGCGGTAAATAATGTAGCTAATATGGAGATTAGAACAGTTGATTATATGCATTGGTGGACATTTATGGGTCACTATATATCAGTTGGTGAATCTGTATTATCTACTGTTGTACAGATACGAAGTAAACTTGTAGAAGGAAAGAAGTTAGAGAAACACGAACAAGAGTTTAGAAAGAAAAATCCGGAATACTTTATCTGGAATAGACAGACTGTTGAAGATAGAGAAGCTGATGCACTTATTAAAGAAATATGGAATCAAGGAAAGGAGGGCTAATAAATGGCTAATTCAGAAAATATAACACTGAAAGTTGATATGGACACCAATGATGTTAAGAATACATTGGATTCATTAGAGAAAAGTATAAGCAAAGCATTTAAGTCCTCAGATACCAAAATTCAGTCTATGGGTAATACACTTAACAAAGTAAATCAAAATTTAAAAAGGTCTGTTAATGAATTACACCAAATGGAGACTACACGAGTTCCAACTGAGGAATTTAAACAGCTTGAAAGAGATACACAAAAAGCTGAAAATGCTTTTATTAGAGCTAAGAAACAACTTGATAATTTTAGTGACAGCAAAAAGTTTGAAATGACTCCAGAGTATTCAAAGCTTAATGATACACTTAATACCACTGAGGGTAAAATAAAAGATATTTCAAGCACTATGAAATCTATGTATGGTAAAAATGCTTGGACTGAGGAATTTACGGGTGCTACAAAAAGAGTTGAATCTCTTAGACGTAAATTTCAAGATGCAAAAGCTCAAGTAGGCGCATTTGAAAGTGTTGGTGTAACAACTGGTAAAGATTATGAAACTGCTAAAGCTAATCTTAGCAAATATACAACAGCATTAAAACAAGCTAAAATATATCAAAATCAATTAGTATCAGAGGGTAAACAGTTTAAAGACCAAGCTGGTTATAACAAGCTAACTGGTGAATTATCAGGATTAAAAACTGAATATAACAACACTGCTGATGCTATGGAAAGAATGATAAAAGATGGCAACGCTTTTCAAGAAACAAAGGCTTACACAAACAAGAAACAAGAAGTAGCAGATTTAGCACATAGATATAATGAATTAGCAACAGCGAAAGACCAAGCTGAAAAGGAAGGCACAGATACTATGCCTTTATCAGAGGCACAGCCAACAAGATTTCAGCGTTTAAAAGATTATATAACTAACTCAGCTAATCAAGCTGGAATATTAAGTAAAAAGATAGATGAAGCAAACGCAAGCACAAATAAACTTACATCTTCTTGGAGTAGCTTTAGAAGTACAGTAGGCGGAGCTATATCAAAAGTCTCTACTCTATTGAAAAACCGATTAAGCAAATCAACAGCAGATACAGCCACTTCACATAATAAGTCATTTAAGAAAATGCTTACTATGGTTCTTAAATATGGATTTGGTATTAGAAGTATTTTCTTGCTATATAGAAAATTGCGTACTGTTATTTCAACTGGTTTAGGAGAAATGTCTAAACAGTTTGATTATGTAGCTGAAAGAGTTTATGGGCTTAGAAATTCATTTAGTGGATTTAAGTCTGGAATAGTTAGTGCCTTTGAGCCTATATTCTCATATATAGTTCCGGCTTTAATAACACTTATAAATTATCTTACAACGGCTATGAACGCACTTGCTAATTTCTTTGCACTGCTTACTGGTAGAGGATTCTACTATAAAGCAAAGAAAGGAAATGAGAGCGTAGCTGGTGCAATCGGTGGCACTGGTGGAGCCGCAAAGGAAGCTAATAAAGAGCTTGCAGAATATGATGACCTTCTCGTTATCGACCAAGACAAAGGCGGTGGCGGAGGAGGCGGTGGCGGAGGCGGTGGAGACTCCGATGCTTGGAATTGGGAGCAAGTAGACGTTACCGCAAACAGTCTCGTAGAGAAGATACAAGATATGTGGGGTGTATTTAAGCAAGCTTGGCAAGACAAAGGTCAAGATGTTATAGAGGCATTTAAGTACGCTCTTGAATCTATTAAAGCACTTATCGTAGATATAGCAGATACATTCTATCGTGTATTTATGGACGGTTATGGCTATGACTGGATAATATCGTGTCTAGGCGTATTAGAACAGATGCTATTAACAGTTGGTGACATAGCAACTGAGTTTAAAAAGGCTTGGGATAAAGATAATAATGGATATAATCTGTTAGCTTCAATGTTCAGTATGCTTACGGCTATCAATGATATGTGTATTAAGATAGGTGAGTCATTTAGAAAAGCTTGGAATAGTGGTTTAGGTGAAAAGATAGTTGAGAATATCTTGCATACATTAACCAATATAAATCTTACAGTTGAAGCTCTTGCAACTAACTTTACAAAAGCTTGGACAGAAGGTGGTAGAGGCGACCATATATTTTTAAGTTTACTAGGAATGGTACAGTCAATTTCAGGGTTCATGGAGCAAATATCCGAGGATACTTTAAAATGGGCTCAGGCATTAGATTTTGGACCATTATTAGACTCTATTGATAGATTTTTACGCAAAGCTAAAGATTTATTAGATTCTATACTTTCATTAGTAAGACATTTATATGAGGAATATGTGTTACCTCTAGCTAAAAAAATTGTAGAGGAATACGGTCCTAGAATACTAGATATGTTCACTAAACTTAATGGAAAGTTATCACCGCTTATTGATTCAATTAAGAAGTTTTCAGAGAGAACAAGTGATTTTTGGAAACAGTTGGATAAAGATAGTTGGGATGGTTTAGTAGACTCATTAGAATTAGCAGGTTGGGCAGCTGGAATATTAGCGAGTGGACTTAAAAAAATCGTTGACCTTTTACCTGGATTTAACAAGAACAAGGGATTATTCACTGTATTACGTGAAATTCAAAGATATACTGGATTTGGTGGTCCATTAGCTACAACTGGTAGATTTTTAGAAGCTCTAAAACAGATTATTGAATTTGTTAAGCGTGGATATAATACAATAAAAGAATATCTTGTAGATAAGTTAGAAAAGTTATTTGCTAGAATCCAAAATACAGCTCTTTATAAGTTTATAGTAGCTATAATAGATAAGATAAAAGAGTTGATGGGATATATTGAAAAGGCTATTGACAAGTTAGATATATTAGGACTAACAGATAGCAATAAAAGCAATAAAAAGAGTAAACTCACTGGTAAAAATCCTTTATCAGTAGTTCAAACTATAACAACTAACTTCAACGGAGATATTAAATCATTAGATGATTATGACACTCTTAATAATAGTGTTGATAGGTTCAACGAAAACTACAAAGACAAGTCAGCTACATATAAAACTGGTATGTCAGGTGTGACTAAAAAGCTTAAAGACGTGAATTCATTAGGTGATAGTTTTCTTAATCTCACAAATAGAATACAAAGTAAATCAGCTACTTATGGTGGCACAATGGAAGGTGTGTTTACTACACAACAAGATGTACTAAGTTTGGGAGATAAGTTTAGAAATCTTACAAATAATATTGTGAGTAAATCAGCTACTTATAATACTCAAATGACTGGTGAAGCAGTTACTAGAAAAGACATAGATGATATGAGAACTCGTTATACTAATATGTATAATTCTTGGAATAGTAAATCAGCTACTGTCACAACTAAGATAGGTGGCGAAGTCACTAATCGTGCTGGCATTGATGATATGAAAAATCGTTATGTCAATATGTATAATAACTGGAGAGATAAACAAGCCACAATGCAAGTTAGAACTGGTGGACAAATAGGCAACATAAATCAGTTAGATACTTGGAATACAAAATACAGAAATATGTATAATGTATGGAATAGTAAGAGTTCAGCTATGCATATTTCGTTTAATCAGTCACAAGGTACTTTAGATACATACAGAGTTAAGATGCAACAGTTAGCAGGTATATGGCAAAGTAAATCAATTACATATAGTTTACGATTTGATGCAACAGCCTCAGCAGATATACAGTCAATAGCTCGACAAGCGTTGGATAGAATTAGAAGCTCACTTAAAGCAACTGGTAACAAAACACTTATAAATGCGGCAAATAAACTTGCTAGAGGTGGTATCGTAAATACATCAACAATGTTTGTAGCTGGTGAAGCTGGTAAGGAAGCCGTTATACCACTTGAGAGAAACTTAGGTTGGTTAGATAAGATGGCTACAATGATAAGTGATAAGATAGCTAATACACAAGTTCCTTTATTAGCACAAGGGAATGTTCTGCCAGTAACACAAGCGTTTATGAATACTGCGTCAGATATTGTTAATAATTCAAATATTCCAGCACTATTACAACTTATATTAGATAGACTTAATGCCCTTGAGACAGATAGTAGTAATAAAGAACCTATTATGTTACAATTAGATAGTAGGACAGTTGCAGAAGTAGTTTGGGACGAAACTGAGAAGCGATATAAACAAACTGGCATAAGATATGCTTATTAGAAAGGAGTAGGTTATGAGTTCGCCATTTAAAGGATATTTAATTAAAGCAGTAGCAACAAATGAACCACTGCCTAACAAATTTATACAATTTAAAACATATGAATCTACTCCGGACCAAAGAGAAGAATTAAAAGCTTACCGTGATGACAACAGCCGTAATCTTACAAGGGTTACGGCTGACGGTGAAAAGTCAGTTGTTCAATTTAAAACTAGACCTAGTATGCACTTAGCTGAGAAAATGGAATTGCAGTCATGGTTATATCGTGCAGAGAATAATCATAAACAACGTAATATAGAAATACTTTTTTGGAATGATGAAATAAATGATTATGATAGTGGCGTATTTTACAGACCAAATCCAAAATACCCTATAATACGTGTTGAAGATGATGATATAATATATGACGAAATGGAAATAAAATTCATAGAATGTTAAGAGGTTTATTATGGGTAGATTCTTACAAATACAAATCTATAATGAGCAAGGCACAGAGATTGAATATGATAATTATATAGATGATTCTTGGGGTATACAGACTGGTTCAGCAAGTATTGAGAAGATACTAATGAGTAGCGAATTAAAATTCGGAGAAATATTTTCCTCAATATTTCAAGTGCAGTTGTTTGGAATTGATGCTGACATATCTCACAGAAAAATCAAAGTTAAGATACTTAAAGACGTAGAAAATAATTATATAGTAACAGACGATGGAGACGTAATTGTAACAGACGATGGAGACTATCTTATTCACACAGACACATCATCAAGTACAATAGATTTATTCACTGGTATTATAGATTCAAATAAAAAAGATAGAATAGGTACTGATAGAACTATTATAGCTTATGATAGATTTTATGAATTACGAAACTTTAATGTACTTGATTTTTGGAACGACTTCTGGGAGAATAATGAGACCACAACATTAAGACAATTAAAGACTGCACTTTATAATTTTCTAGGATTAAATTATATACCAAGTGCTTGTTTAAATGACGATTTAGTGGTATCAAACCCTACAAAGAATCAAGATGTAACCTTATTTCAATTTGTAGATTTAGTTCGTAATATCTATCAATTACAAAATGCGTGTCCTCATATTGATGGTGATGGTAATGTTATTGAAATACAATTAAAGCCGGATAAAATACGAAGTCTATCAAATAAACTTGAGGGAACGAATAGTAATTGGGAAGATTTTACAACTAAGCACATAACTGGAGTTGGTGTATATGGCACAAGTTCAGAATTAGAACAATTAGTAGGAACGAATGATAATGTGTATAGCATTGTAGGTAATTTGTTCTTGTTAGATATGACAGCAGAGCAACTAACCGAAGTGTGCATTGATATATTAGATGATTTGTCAATATTTACATATAGACCAGGAACATTTAAGTTAGTTCTTCCTTATGATGAGGTGCAATTAGGTGATGCACTCGCAACAGATTATGGAGTCGCATACGCATTTAATATTAGATATGCAGGTCCAGTTCTTATAAATGAGACAATAAGTTGTCAGACATCAAGCGATGTGTTAAGTCAAGACATAAGAAGTCTTAATGATATACAATTCGTAGGTAGCAAACAGTCACAGATAATTAAAGATATAGATAAGTTAGAAGTCGATTTTGTAGATTTATCTGAACAAGTCGAGTCCGAAATATCGCAGATGGCTGATGAAATAGTTTTAAAAGTTGACGCAAATGGAAACATTGTTGAAGTTGCATTAGGGTCAAGTGCTAGTGAGGGAAGTACGTTTGATGTAAATGCTGATAACATCACGTTTAAGGCAAATAGTACATTAAACTTATTAGCTTCTAATCTTAATATTCAATCAACAAAGTTATCAATAACACCAGCTGGAAAAATAACAGCAACAGATGCTGACTTTGATGGAAAAGTAACAGCAACCACAATGTTATTTTGGGACACTCTTAATATGTATTCAAGTTATGGTCAGTATGAATTTCCTTTAGCTGATATGTATTGGGGTGGTTCTGATGAAGTGTGGACTAAGATAAAAGCTCCTTATGGACAAGGTGGGCGAGATGTTATTTATCTAATGGGTCCATCTCAGAGTGCTACTTATGGTGGGTATGCAGGTGTGTTGCTAGGTGACTGGAAAGTTACTGGAAAGATGGTAGTAAGTGGCACTAAACCTAGAGTAGTTGAGACAAAAGATTATGGGGCGAGAACTTTATACTGCTATGAAACAGCAAGTCCTATGTTTGGTGATTTAGGTGATGGCGAAATTGCAGAAGATGGTAAATGCTATGTTTGGCTAGACCGTGTATTTGCGCAAACAATAACACCACAAGGCTATCAAGTTTTTTTACAGAAATGTGGTGATGGTGATTGCTGGGTAAGTGAAAGAAAACCTAATTACTTTGTTGTCGAAGGAACAGCGGGTTTGAGCTTCTGTTGGGAACTTAAAGCTAAACAAAGTGATTTCGACCAAAGACGATTAGAGCCTGAGAATCTTTATACACATAAATATGAGACAAATTATGGCGAAAATGCTATAAATCATATAAATAAAATAAACCATGAAAGAGAGGTAGTTTAGTTATGAAGAAAGCAACAAGTGTTACAGCGTGGAATGATGCAGTAGGAAAGAGATTATCAATAACATATTCAGAAATAGATGAAGAGACTGGAAAGATTATAAAAGACAATGATAGAAAAGATGTAGTAGTAATGGATAAAAATGCAGAGAAACTTATTGATGATTTATTAGAGTATGCACAATCTGTAATATAAGTGAGGTGTAAACTATGGCTAATAAAAGAATAATAGAATTAGATGTAACAGATGTGGTAGAAGCGGATGATTTCTTAGCAATAGATAGTGTTAGTGGAAAGACTAGAAGAATAAAGCCTATTAAAATAGGAGCTACATATGAAATAGAAGATGGAGACCATAGCTTCACTTTAGTAGGTTCAAATGGATATAGTCATACAGTAGATATTCCATATGATAGTGTATCTATGACACAAGCAGAATATGACGCTCTAACTCCAGCGCAGAAAGCAGATGGTACAGCTAGATTTATAACAGATGGAGAGTCAGATGTAGAATCAGAATTATGGAGTAAAGTAGGTAGACAGACATTAGATACAGAAGCTCAAGTGCTTAGTAATGCAGTTAATGAGTTAAAGGGAGATATAGATACAAATACAGATAATATAAGCACTAATACAGAAGCTATTAGTGAACTAAACTCCAGTATGATACAGTATCGCATGGTTCAAATGAGCATAACAACACAGACAGTTAATCCGCAAGAACGCGCAACGCTTTTGGATAATGTGGACTTTACAACAAGCACAATGTTAGACACGTTTTCAAATAAGACACTGGCACAATTATTTAGCGGAAAAACTATTCTAGGAGCGCATTTTATGTGGACAAACGGAAGCGGTAGTGCATCTGTAAGCGAATTTGTTGATAATAATAAAGTCTTTATAGGTGTTATGAATGTTTCAAGCGGTCAGTTGGCTTATTCGGTTGTTAGAGTAGCGATTTGGTATAAAGATAGGAGATAATAAATACGTGGCTACAATGTAGCGGTGTATATATTAAAGCATAAACTAAACATTTATGGAGGCAAAGAATATGTTAAAAAAATGTATCACAAAATAAGAGTTAAATATCTTAAAACAAAAATACAATTAAAATGTGCTTTTAAATATCATAGTTATAATGGTAATATCAAACAGTTTTTTAGAGATTTGATATTTGACTAAACTGGAGTTTAGTTGAGTAGGTTATGAAAGGAGAAATATTATGCCAGTAATAATGAAAGATAATGTACAATATGCATATACAACAAAAGGCACAGTATTTCATACTCTATCAAACGCAGAGTATGAAGCTCTTACAGAAGAAGAAAAAATGAATGGAGATGTATATTGTATTCCAGATAGAGAGCCAGTTATAAATCCAGACCAACTATGGGAGAAAGTAGGTACTGGAACTCTTGATATAGGTGATGATTTAACAGATGGAGTTAATCAGTTAAACTCCAGTTTGTCTGGCTTATTTAAAGTGGTAACATTTCCTAATAGTGCTACTATAACAGTTCCAGCAAATGGAGCTGTTAATATCACAGCTAATCAAATGAACATAAGTACGCCTGCTGGATATACACCAGTAGCATTAAATGCTTTCTTCTGTAACAGTAATGATGTTGTATGGAGAAGTGTGCAGGCACAAGCTACTGGAACTTCATCATTTACAGTTTTACGAAATGTAACAAGCGCAAGCAAAGATGTAATTGTCAACTGCTCATTATTATATGTTAAAACTAATTTTATTGGTTAGGTTTAAATAAAGGAGGATACTATTTATGTCAGTAATGATGAGAAACGGACTTCAATATGCTGGAGTACCTAATGAAAGTTTAATGCAGAAAATTATTCCGAATCCAACAGGCACTCCAACAGATATACTCAGCACAGTAAGCATAGATGGCACGATATTCGTCATTAAAGGAATTCCAGACAATGCCTATCTGCTGAATGAGGTTGAGGGATTACCATCAGACATAGCAACTTTCGCAGACGGTTCAGCCTTGCCAATGTCGTCCCTCAAAGTCGGCATAGAGCCAGTACAAGACCTACACGGATATGACTATCCTTGGGCTGGCGGTGCAGGGAAGAATAAAGTACCAAAAGGCGCAAGCGGAACGTCATCAACAGGTCTGACATTTACAGTCAACGATAACGGTAGTGTCACTATTAAAGGCACAGCGAGTGCGACTAACTTCTGGGGCGTACAATTTACCATACCTGCAGGAACTTATATATTGAATGGTTGTCCTTCAGGTGGTGGTGGTAACACTTATTTAATTGATGTTCGAAACACTGTCGGCGGTACAGGAATAAGCGGTATCAATGCAGATGTCGGGAATGGCTCAACATTCACCATCAATTCAGAACTTACGGCATATCTGAACATCAGAACAGCATCAGGATATTCATATCCGTCAAGCGGTCTGACATTCTATCCAATGATACGCCTATCATCCGTCACAGATGCAACCTTTGAACCATACTCCAACATCTGCCCGATAAGCGGACATACAGAGGCGAATGTGGTTGTATCACCTACCACAGATGCGGAAGATGGACAAACCTACAACATCCAATTCAAAGACGGAGATAACCCACTCACAGTATATGGCGGTACTCTTGATGTGGTTAGTGGGGAGTTGAAAGTAGTACCTTACTATGCTTCTTACAATGGCGAAACGCTTGAGGGTGAATGGATATCTGATAGAGACGTTTATGCAGTAGGGACTACACCTACAATCGGAGCGCAAGTGGTTAATATCGGTGCAACACCTACAACCTACCAACTTACTCCTACGCAAGTTAAGTCTCTGCTTGGTACGAATAATGTTTGGGCTGATAC